AAAAAAAAAAAAAAAAAGATGATTGCAGCGCCCACAAAGACCCTTGGAAGGGAATTTGTGGGCGCTGCGTGGACCATCCGTACTACAAGTTTTTATACCACTCAGGGTTCTTACCACCAACGAGGTAATCATCTTTACGACCCCCGCTCCTTATAAGGGCTTCTAACTCAGGCACATCTGACTCGGCGATATAAAACTTCGTCAAGGAGTTGTTGCTTAAGTCAACTACACCTCTTACGAGAGTTGGGTTGAAGTAATGACCTGCGTACTTCTTGACTTCTGTGATCTCTATATCGTAGAGTTCAAAGCGTCTAACTGAATGTACGTAGTGCTTCCCCAAGCGTACTCGCCCTTCGGCTTCTACAGGCGCTGCATCCTTCCTTCGGTCCTTGTGGGAATCCTCAAGATACCAGGCAGGGATGCGTACCGTTGCAATCGGCTTCCTTGCACTCCGTGGCGGCGGAGGTGGCGGAGGCGATCGCCTTTGTTCCGGTGGTCTTGGCGGACGACCTTCCTGATGAGTGTTTCTCCTAGGCCTTGGCGGAGGCGCTGCAGGAGTAGACTCATCAGTGAAGGCGTACCAAGACGGTGCTTGCGCTCCGGAATTACGATTACTGCTTGCCACGTCCCTTCGCCCCGCCAGTTGAAGGTTGTTGACCAGCTGTAAACTTACTTACCAGCTCCATGATCTGTTCAGGTGACAGATGCGAGAGGGCTGCTGCTGCCATCGCTACAGGGTCCGTATCAACCAGAATTTCTTCATCCACTTGGGACGCTGGTTGTGGACCTTGACGCGGTGCTGCTTGTGGTGCAGGTTGCGGATTAACCGACTCTGCATCACGTTGCTGCTGACGCTGGTAGCGACGCAGATCTTCACCTACTTCGGTATCGGCTTCCTTCTTTGCAAAGAAGCCAGTTACCAATGCAACTATTGAAACAATTGCCGAAGCAATCAGGGCATAACTGAAGTACGCTGCCGAGATTACGATGATCCCGAAGAAGGCCGGGCTCTTGCCGATCGCGATTGCGATACCGATCAGAAGAACGATCAGACCATACTTGATCGAGCTGCTGATTGCGAAGGTGCTGCTACGTTTGGTGCTGGTAGTGATCATGCTATTTGCTCCTTGGGTTGGTTACTACGAAGGGACTTTCAGGACGTCCTGTTTTACTTCAGCTGCGCAGGCGGCACATAAATACGCAGACGCGGCTTGTAGAACTTCAGGATGATCTTGGTGATCAAACCTGCAACGATGCTGATTCCGATTGCAATACCAATCAACGGCAGAGCGATCATAAAGACTGCGAAGAACACCAGAAGCAGAACGATTGCGATGAATTTCTGACGGGTGTTCAGTTTGCTAAATTTGCTCATGATATATTCCTTTTGATTTTACATTTCAATGTACATATTCGGGATGAAGTTGTGCTCATGGCAAATGGTTGCCTCAGCGATCGCCTTATCCCACGCTTGAATTACTTCGGCATGAGTGTGATTGTCTTCGAATTCAAAGATATCACCACCCATCTGCCGTTGCAGAAGAACCTCTGCATAAATTGCTTCGAGGGTATGTCCGTTAACGGCCCACAGTGCTGCGAACGACGAGAACTGCACGGCCTGAAACTTACCACACGGATTACCGTCTTTATCACGGCAAATCACTTTGTTTGTCCAGGTTGCTTCAGTTGCAATCTTTTCTTTTGCTGCTTTCAAGATTTCCAGCGTGTTCATGTATTCTCCATGATGAGTGTAAGTAGCAAGACGCTACACGGAGGGTACTCATAATACCCTCGAGGTAAAGTCTTACTCGTAGTAGACTTGCTGTTTCTTCAATTGATTACGCTTGTATGCCACCCGAAGACGGAACACAACCAGACCAACTGCGAACAAGATCAGCGCTGCTTTCATGCTGCACCCAGACGGAAGTTACGCGAGCGAATCTTGCGTACCAGCATCCAGACACCGAATGCGACTGCAAAGATCACAGTCAGCAGACCTACCAGGATCAAAGACTTGACAATGAAGATTGCCGTTGCCTGTGATACTGCAAACAGCCCGAAGAGATAAACCGGGACGTACTTCGAAGCCAGAGCTGCGATGATCCATTGGATCGACCAAGCACCAGCGATTGCACCGAAGATCCAGAGGATGAGGATTGGGAATGGCATTGTATTTCTCCTAACGGTTATGTAGCAAAGCGCTACCTAAAGGGCACTCATAATACCCTTCGAGTAAAGCTTAGCTGAAGATCACATCAGTGATGTCCGGGTTACGGCGATCATTGAAGACCTTCTTCATTTTCGCAACTTTCTTGGCACGGAGTTTAGCACGGTTGCGGAAGCACTTAAACTCTTGAGTTGCTACAGCTGCAGCGAAGATTGCCAGACCAACTACGATTACAGCGATGATGAACAGTTCCATTTCATGTATCCTATCAAATTAACAATATGTAGCAAAGCGCTACCTAGAGGGCACTCATAATACCCTCAGAGTAAAACTTTACTCGATGCTCATGAAGTACTCACCATCCATGTGGTGGAAGTCCCATTGAGCTTTCAAGCGACGTGCTGCGTCCAACGACATCTTACGCGGACGACCGAAGATGGTATTGCAGTCCTTGCAGCGGACAGTTACAGTGACAGGTGCTTCTACGACAACTGCGATTACGTTGTATGCTTGATACATTTTATTTCTTTCTAGTAGTGAGTTAGAAGACTAACTCGGTGTATATTAACAACACAATAAAAGGGCCCGGAATGGACCCAAGACCTTGCGGCCTGAAAGTCTTAAATAGTAGTACTAGCGTGAAGCCTAAAAAGCCGAACTAGTGTACTAGAGAGATCTTTCATATAAGATACCACTTTTTCCGCAGTTTTTGGTTGAGTTTAACCAAAGTTTTCTACTACATGATTGATGATTGCAATGACACCAATCACCAAAACAAGGCCACCAAAGGCTCGTATTACGAAAGTCTCAATACGATCCATGATACGAATCGCCTTTGTTTCTACTTCTTGGTTGGTACGTGCGTTGTTGAATTCGTTGATGGTGTATTTAGTATTGCTCATGATTATCCTCTTGGTGTATATTATAATAATTTAGGCCCTATACTAGCGGCCTGTGTATTACTCGATTACGTACTTTAAAGAACCGCCCGACATCTGATCGACGAGAGGGCGGAGGAAGTCCACGGTATACAGAATTTCATAACACCGTTTCTTTGCTTCATGCCTTGGCAACTCAAGTGCTTTGGCGAACACTGCGTGTGGGTCCGGGTAGTTGTTGCTGATATACACCATCTTCCAGACTTCCATTTCTTGCTCTGTCGGAGCTTTGATCACGTAAGGTGCAACAGGATTTGCGAGTCCCGGCATGCTAAGTGAACCAATCATACAACCTCCTAAGGCTTAGTCCGTTGAAGAACAAAGATAAAAAGAATTACCAAACCAAGGATCAGAGCGATCCAAGAGAGCTTGGAGATTACAAACACTGCTGCACTGCTGAAGATTACAACTCCCAGGAACTTGATTGAGAATGTGTAAGCACCAATTACAATCGCTGCAAGCGACCATACTAGGATTTTAAAGATTCGCAAGAGTTTGCGCTGAATATGATTTAACACGTTTATCCTCCTTACTTGGTAAGATGTAAAACACATGATTGCCAATCTTAGCTACGCGCTTTGACTTTCGAGTCCAGGACGGACGCCTCGCCAGTCGTGCAGAGTGGAACGCTGTGGCACCGTTTGTGACGTCAAGCCCCTCACCATGGGCACCCTCCAAAAGCCTTACTGCGACCAACCTGGCTAGCCTCCGGGCCTCCTTGTCGGCTGGCTCTGACGCCACGGCCAACTTGCTGGAAGTCCAAGAGAACTGATTCTTCTGGTATATGATTCCACAAACCGTTTTAGCCCATTTAGCTTTCAGTCGGTTTATTACCGTGTGACCCACAGCAATCATACCGACAGAACCTTCACCACGTGCTTCCTGATAAATGGTCTCAGTAAGGCATCTTACATCCTTCTGTGTGAATCGAACTTCACAATGTGCTGTTTGAAACGTGAACAGCAAAATAAAAATTAGAAAAGCTCTTAATAACATGTTGTATCCTCATAATAAACTTATATCGATAACCATGAAAGTTTTGAGATGCTTTCATATAAGATGCTAATAAACCCGCAAATAGTCATCAATAAAAACCCCAACGGTTAGGTTGGGGAAGGTATTACTTTTGATCGAACAGGGAGGCTTCTGCTTGTCTTCGAATGACAAGTCCTTTTAAAACCTTTCCACCACCACGAACCCATTTATAGAGTTCGGTTGCCACCAGGTTGTACTGACGGGCATTGATTACCTTCCTAAGCGTGGAGCTCTTAAGACGGCCTAAACCTAGATTGTAGGAGAAATCTGCAATAGCAGCCAGCTGATTGTAAGTAAGACCAGGACACAGAGCCATAGCACCTTTGAGGAACTTGATTGCATCGCTCTTCATACGCATATCGGCATATTCTTGTGTCCATGGTTTACCCATCACTACATCTGGGCCTGTACTTCCCCAGCCACAAGTAAGAATACCTGCAGGGCAGAAGTAAGGCATGAGCTTGCAGCCCTCGAACTTTCGAATCAATGCGCAGAGCAACTCGATAGCTTTATCGAAGTCTGCTTGATTCATTTTATTTTCCCAACTTTTTGAGCGAACGGTCAGCAAAGAAGAAGCCGGAGATTACACCGACCATACTGATATCGAAGTCATCCATCTTGTAGCCTTGTACATGCAGCTTCATGACCCACAGGCCAAGTGCCACGGTAGCGTAAGCAGGACGCACAACACCATTCCATGCATCTACCAGCATGATGCCTGTTTTAACGAATGCACTCTTCTGAGCTTCCAAGAAGGACAGTGAATCAGTTTCAGCGATATGAGCATCTGATTGGACCTCGATTTGCTTGACACCGAGCTCACTTTGGAGACGCATGTTTTCCAGACTACGCTGGTGAGCAGCTTGATCAGCTTCTGTGGTGGCCTTAAGCAAAGCCAGTTCCTGGGTATGATCTTCCTTCTTATTCAAGAAAGCAGACAGTTCACCCCAGATCATTCGGAAGACAGAGCCTCCGAGAAATGTAATAAGTGCAGAAAGCATATTAAGCCCTTCCTCTCAGTTTTTCATAGAACGTATAGATCGCCGCACCTGCTGCAACGATACCCCCAACCCACTTAGCAAAGTTGCCAAGCCAGCCTAGTACCTTAATACCTGACTTTAAGGTCTCAAACACATCCGACATTTCCTTGATCATTTCCTTGGTCTCGGTCACCTGTGTTTTGAGCTCCTTGTAGTCCTCCTTCCTAGCACGATTCTCTTCGTCCGAAGTATCTTTTACTTGCTTAAGATCTTCAGAAAGACTATCAAACCGTTGTTCTGTGGTCTGAAGCCTCTGGTTAAGAGCTCCGAGCTGCAACAGCATTTGCTCCATAATAGATCCTTGTTCCATCTTGTTTAGCCTTCACTTAATATATTGTATTAAATTTCAGGGCGGAGAACACCCTCAGATTCTAGGAGAGTGTTCGCTATTTCAGTAGACAGAGACCTTAAGCTGAAGAAATTCCGTCAAGTCTTTCGGTGACAGAATCCTAGTGTGCTCTGGCCACCCTGCAGTTTCGTAAATCATTACACAGAATCCAGCACATTCGAGAATGCGCCTTGCATGTATAAATACTTTAATCCTGAGGTAGTTAATTAATCCTACTACGAACAAAGCAAGGTAGCCGTAAGGAATCTTATCCTTGAGAGACAGCTCAATGGCCACTTCTACGCGAGCCTTGTCTTCGATGGGACATTTAAATACATCAAACTTCTCATCTGCTAGCTGTGTCATTGGAATAAGATGGTTCTTCCCACCATTGATTTCCACCATCCACAGTTTCCCGTTCATCCAATAAGCGATACCCACATGAGTGTAATCAGATCGCGTAAAGAAGCGCGTGAATGGAGTAAGAAATCCTTCAGTGCCCTTTACTGCAATCAGGTCACCAGTCTCAATATTGTTTAAAGCTTCTTGGTAGTTCATATCACTCCCAGCTAATGTTATTAATTTCTTCCAAGGTAGTAGCTTCGGAAAGTTTCTTTTTCAAAGCTTGAGCCTTGCCAAAGTTGGTAGTCCCTTGTGTATACATCGCTGTATAGAAGGATTTCCAATCATCAGCAGTAGCAATTGGAACATAGGAATTATCTATAGTTTTCCAACCACCTGGCCAACCCGCAGAGAATCCCCCAAAGAGAGCAACATATCCATTTGTAGAAATAATGTCATTGAAGCTAACAGTATCTACTGCAATTTCTTTACCCATATAGGTGAAGCTAGTTGCATTTGCTTTCAGACGAGCTGCATTGATCTCCGCGTTTTTATCTTGCACAGCTTTGTTGAAGTTGAGTGCAATCTGAACATCAGAGAGATCGATAATATCCCATTGCTGAATCCAGACATCCTCTACTAAACGTGGTGCAAGCTCGGAAGCAACCTGAGAAAGAGGGTCAAATTGAGGTTGTACTTGTAGGACAGTAGCAAATCCCAATTCTGAAATCATTTCATCAGTTATTACATCCGGACCTGACCAGTTTGGCCGCATAGCTCTAATTTCACTATGTGTATTAACGACCTTTTTAGTTTCAAGATCAATCCACATTACGATAAATCTCCTGTAAGAGTTGAGGGGTAACTACGACCAGCACCCCAAATAAGCCTGGCACCGCCGCCGCCACCCACAGCACCAGGATACATACGTGCAGCTGTAGTAGCAGAGAATCCCCCAGCACCACCGCCGCCGTAATTCTTGGTATAAGCGGTAGGTGTTGTAGAACCTGCTTGACTCCAGGCAGCACCAGAAGCACCTTGACCATAAAGACCAACACCACCCCCGTCAGTACCATTCCAACCTTCAGATTCTCCAGCATACGGCGAAGTGGCATCCCATGTATAATAAGAGCTTGTGCTATAGCATCCACTTGCGCCTCCGCCTCCAGCAGGAGCTCCTCCAGAGTTACCAGGAGCGCCGTTACCAGAGTAACCCCCAGCACCACCGCCTCCGCCTCCATTATCGCATCCGTTACCAGCATCGTAGTACCCGCCACCACCACCGCCATTACCACCCCCTGTTGCTACAGTGCCGATAACAGAATTAGTATCGAAGATAACAGTAGCACCACGTTTCAGTTGGCTGACACCTCCAATAGAAGCATTCCAGTTATTGTTTCCTGCACCACCTGCTCCTACAATAATTGTAAGAGTTTCTCCTGGAGTTACTGGGATGTTGTTTTTGTATCTTAGATTTCCGCCAGAACCACCGTCATCATAACCACCACCTCCACCGCCTGCTACGAGCACAGCGGAGAGGGCAGTCACACCAGCTGGAACTACTAAAGAGTAGCTCCCCGGTGCTGTATAGACTTGTTGGCCATTTGGAATCTTACCTGCTGCAATTCCATTTGAACTAAACATTAGAAATTCCTTCCTCCATCTTGACCCATAGTAAGCTCATCATCACAAGTAAATACATACTTATCCCGTTTACCTAACACACTTGTTGCAGCAGGTACAGCGCCACCAGCCCAAATAAGAGTACCACCTCCTGAAATAACAGTAAAGGTGACAGCATGTCCGGCAGCGCCGTATTTGATAATGACGGTATAAGACATACCAGCAGCAAACGCAGGGAGTGTGACCGTAGTACTTGCCACTGTCGTTGTAATCTTGATAAGAGTACCATTAGTTTGTGGATCCAATGTGACAGATGCACCAGGATTAAGTGCTTGGAAAGATTCCAGATATCCTTTAATGGTTGGCTTATTAAGCAATGGTTGCTGATCAGATACCATATTACGCCATGCAGACCAATCTGCGCCATTCCATTTAGTTCGGATAGACATCGCTTGAGTCTGATGCGGATAATATGTTTGAGTAGTCGAGTTGCCCGTAGTAAAGACTACCAGTGTCCCATAGTTATAGCCTGTAGGGCCATTAACCATAGTGGATGCAGCTACCCTATAAACACCATTTGTAAGAATCGTGTTCCAATCATTGGTATTGACATCCCCAGCGCGGGCAATAACAGGATCAGCCATACCATCATGGAGAATAGACCCACCATTACATTTCCAGACACCTGTCAGATTCATACCTGCGTTGTTGGCCAAGTGTTGAATCGAAGACATATAGACACTAGAAGCATATGTACTAGCGCTACTCAGGAAGGTAATTGCATTGGTATCCCCGGTAGATGTATTAGGCTTCATCACAATACCATACTGAGATCCATTACCAGTATAATTCATTGTTAATGCGGAAGACGAGCCGGAGTAACCACCTGTTGCGTAAATAAAGCTCGCGTTAGTCGAGTAGAGGCCCGAGCAGCTCATGTTACCCGTGACCTTACCGCTACCTGTGACTTGCAGCTTAGAGCCAGAACCATCATTGGTAGCAGCACCCACAATCAGAGAACCATTGGCATCTTCGATAATACGCACATCACCCGTAGGTCCAACAAAACGCATGCGAGTTACTGCGGTGGTACCGTCATTGATGTATACACCAAAGTTCTTATCGGTATCACGCCAGAACAACGAAGTCTGCATTACACCAGAAGTCAACAGCATTGAGGCTTCAACACCTGCTGCTTTAGTCACATTAGTGTTAGCTGTAAAGTTCGTATTAGTCAGAGCATAGGTACCAACATTGCCTGAGTGGACAAAAGTTTTACCAGAACTATGCGTGATGTCCCCACCGAACTTCATGAGGAAGTATTCTGTCGGATTATTATCGTTACCGCCCATACCCACGAAGTATCCACCATTATAGCTGCTGATACCCGAACGATAAGTGCCTGTTACCAAATGCATACGGTAACCATCGTTCACAACAGAAGGCTGGTGTGTCATTACGGCAAATCCACCAGTACCCAAGTTACTTTCAGGGTAATCGATTGGGGCACCTGTAAGCCCTGTAATAGCAGCAGAAGCAGCGGGAGCACGTGGTTTGAACGTGTAACCTACACCCATAGTAAAATTACCATTAGATGTAACTGGACCTGTCAGAGTACCGCCGCTGATTGGCAGGGCATATGTTGACAAATTAACAGTATTAACAGTTCGGGCCCAAGCTGTCCAAGCGCCGCTGTAGTAAGCTCGAACAAATACTTCGGTGCTATTATACTGATGGTATTCTTGATACACAAATGTACCACCCGAACCTACACTGCTTGCATGAACCTTAAGAACACCAGCCAATGCAACCGGGTAGTTAGCACCAGCAGCCGCGAATGCATTAGACCCTTGATGGTAGTATCCGGGTGCAGTCAACGTATTCAAATCAATACCAGTCGCGATAGACGCGAACGAGCCATAAGCACCCAGATTCTGACGAGCAGAAGTCGCATCAGTGCCGCCTGTACCACCGTTAGCAAGTGCCACAACACCAGTTACGTTTGCGGAGTTAATACTCCAGTTGCCAGTAGCACCTGTGCCATCAAGCTTTGGAGCATAAGAGTTGTAGTTACCCATATGCAGAATAGCGTTGGGAGAAGCAGCAGCGCCATTTACACGGTTAGGGGCGAAGTACAGAGTACCATTGTTCGCATAGAATGAATCCCAATGAGTAGCATCACGATAAAAGTTAATACCTTCACCAGTACCATCTGCCAAGTCATCGAAATACAACCCATTAAGTCCGATAAGATCACTATTGTTAGCATCAATACCCGCGGTACTATTAGCTTCCCAGAACTTTGCAGCTGCCAAATTCAGCATTGCTGTTGCAGCTACTGTGCCGTCTGCTTTGAGATAATTACTATCATTAGTAAGCTGACTTACCTTTGTCAAGGAAGTTTCACTAAAGATGGCAGTCCAAGGATACCATGCAGAACCAGTACGTCTACGGAAGTACAGATTGTTGGCACCATAAGGTTGCATGAGTTGGAAACCTGCTGTACCGAATACACGATGAAGCAAGAATGTGCCACCGGCAGAAAGACCTGCAGGCCAGGTTCCAACTGTGCTTGCGTTAGTGTAGTAGAAGCCCGCACCAATGGTCACATCGTCCAGATCAAGAATACCAGGTGCTGCACCGATTGTTCCAATGCCGTAGTCCGAAAGTGCTTTATTCTCGACGCTTCCCAGACCGACATCAGCCTTACTACCCGAAGTAGCCACAGCAGCCAATGCAGGCTTATTCAGAATCTGAGCCTTGCCAGTTGTTGCATTCCAATCCGAGTTAACTTGAGCAGCAGCAGCATTGGAAGCCGAGGTAGCAGCCGCAGTTGCTGAGTTGGCAGCATTCGTAGCGGAAGTTGCAGCATTTGTTTCGGAGGTCTTCGCATTGGTCTCAGAAGTTTTTGCATTGGTCTCAGAGGTCTTGGCTGCATTCTTAGATGCCAGCGCATTAGTCTCAGAAGTTGCAGCATTAGTAGCCGAAGTAGAAGCAGCCGAAGCACTACCCGCAGCTTGAGAGGCCGAAGTGGTTGCGTTGGTAGTTGCAGTCTGGGCCGCATCATCATAAGGTTTCCAACCCAAAGCTGTATCATACACATACAGTTTATTGGTAGTATCATTGAAGTACTCTGCACCAGATTTCAGAGCTGCACCATTACCATCAACCGTGGGGCTGGTAGTGAATGTGCCCAAGTATTTTTCGCGGAAAGAAGCCAAAGCAGCTGTCAGGTTACTCGAAGCTGTACTAGCTGTGGAAGCCGAAGCTGCAGCGTTAGTTTCTGAAGTCTTGGCGTTGGTCTCGGAAGTCTTTGCATTGGTCTCGGAAGTCTTTGCATTGGTCTCGGAAGTAGCAGCGTTAGTTGCACTCGTAGCAGCAGCATTCTTAGAGGCCAGAGCATTAGTTTCAGAAGTACCTGCATTGACCTTACTTGTATTCGCTGCAGTTGCAGAAGCGGCAGCATCAGTAGAGTACTTCTTAGCACCATAGCTTGTACCATCTACCGTGGATACAGTATTGGTTGCCCATTGTTGTGCCAGAGTTGCACTTGTGGCAGCTGCATTCTTAGATGCCAAAGCATTAGTTTCAGAAGTGCCTGCGTTAGTTGCACTTGTGGCAGCTGCATTCTTAGATGCCAAAGCATTAGTTTCAGAAGTTGCAGCGTTAGTTGCGCTAGTAGAAGCATTCGTTGCCGAAGTTGCAGCAGCATTCTTAGACGCTAAAGCATTAGTTTCTGAAGTACCAGCGTTAGTTGCGCTTACAGCCGCAGCATTCTTAGATGCCAAAGCATTAGCTTCAGAGGTAGCAGCATTCGTTGCCGAGGTTGCAGCAGCATTCTTAGAGGCCAAAGCGTTAGTTTCCGAAGTAGCCGCATTAGTAGCACTTGTGACCGCAGTGTTCTTAGAGGCCAGAGCATTCGTTTCTGAGGTTGCAGCGTTAGTCGCACTTGTGGCAGCTGCATTCTTAGAGGCCAAAGCGTTAGTCTCAGAAGTCTTCGAATTAGTTTCCGAGGTCTTTGAGTTGGTCTCAGAAGTTTTCGAATTGGTCTCTGAGGTCTTTGCATTAGTAGCACTCACAGCAGCTTCACCTGCCTTGGTAGTCACGGTATTACCGAGAATCACCATATCAGGGGATAGTACACCATCGGAGCCTGCCGGACCTAATTGATCAATCTTTACATCAAGATTCTGGTTCTGAAGCTGGATATCATATCCGCTATCAGTGATTGTAATATTGTAGTCCATATTTATCCTTTATTAGACAACGTCTGTTGGGCTGAACAGAATCTCCACTACACCACGCAGAGGCTTCCAAGTTCTCGGGAAGGCCGCGCTAACAGGTTCTGTGACACGAAGTTCAAAGAAGCCATGAACAGGGACTCCAGGAGTAGCTTTAACAGCCCAGGTAGAGCCCATTGTGAGAGGGAACTGCACATAGATTTTATTTGGCACATACGCAGTCCAATTAGGGCTGAGGCTTGGCGCAGTGCTATCAACAACGTTAGTACCACTCTTTCGAATATAATACAAGTTGTTATAAAACACAACATCATTCATGCTATAGTTTGTAGAAGCACTCCAGTTGCCGCGCTCAGGTGGTACACGCACAGTAAGTGTAGTGTTAATACCACCCGGACGAACAGCGTTAGGTACACTTTCGTCACCAGCAACGTTGAGTGCTTCCATGACAACAGCTTCGAACGTATAACCACTCAGCGAACTCAGGAAACCCAAAGTAACGCCGAACTCAAGCTGTTCGCCTTGAATGAACGAGAACAGAGTATTTCCATCATCGGTACCAACACTCGTGTTAGTGCTTGTAATTTTTGTCCTAGACATTTAGATTTCCTTTATTAGTTAATTGTTGATCTGGGCTATCCAGAGTATTGCCAGGAGGCACGCGCAGCTTGGCCCATGCCCTCATACTGGCAGTCTACCCGCGTGGCGAGGCGCTAGCGTTCTGCTTGCCTGACAGCCTCTCCTGTCGCCCTGGGATGCGCACTAGAGCCAACCGAGGACCAGTTGGATTCTTCTTGGGTAATTTATATACCATAGTACATCCACGACGAACCCACCCGTCCTTCTCTAGAATTCGGTAAAAGGTTTCCTGAGTATCCATAATCGAAGTCGATACGCATTTCTCAATACCATTCTTCTCAGCATACTCGATCATCGACTTGTGATAGAGCCTCAATGCTTTGACGGCAGAAAATCCTTTTAGTTTTGTTTGGTAGTACATTTGAGAGACTTCTTGCTCTCTTGTATGTAGGTAGGGTGCACCAATAACAGCGCAGCCCCATGCTACGATTTCATTATTCATCAGAATTACTTTAAACAAAGCTCCTCGTTGAATCACCTTCATCAGGTTCTTCTCGAAGTAGCTTCGTTCGCCAAGGAAGTAAGGATCTGTATTGTTAGCTTCAGCAATATCCATACACCGGCTAAATTCACGATGATCCTTAACATTCCTTATTTCCATTTTAACTCACATCAGAAGTTGCGTTAGTATTTGCATACAAATCACATTGCATTGCCAGTTCATAAAGCTCGATCCGAGGATCTTGCGCCATAGCCGACAGAGGGATTGTGATAATATGAGTATACATCGGATCACCATTCGCTTCTCGGGCAGCTTCACTAGCGTAGAAACCCATAAAGACAATCATCCGAGGATTTTCTTCTTTAGGTCCACAAATAAGCTCTCCGCGAAGGATCTTGTGATAGTTGCCAGTCGCAAAATTAGGTGCTGTTTGAGGTGCAATAATAGCCATTATCGAGGTATCGCTCCAGAATCGTAAGCAACTAGATTGACACTGCCAGAGGAAACTACCTGACCTGTTGATCTAATTCTTACTTGAAATGTAAAATTGACAGTCCTTGAAGAGCCATTACTAGTGCTCGGAGGATTTACAAGCCATGTACGACCACTTGATAACGAATACCAAGTATCATACGCTAAACCTGCAATTGTCCCTGTTCCCGAACACATGACATCATACAATGAACTATCGCCGCCGCCGTTAGCCCAATCACCACCGCTTGTCGAAGAGCCTGAGATATTCCAGGAGCATGAACGATTATAAGCCTCATCAAAGTAATTTGAAGGATTATTATAAGACGTGTAAGTAGAAGGTGCAGCTGTAACAGTGAGAGTCACAGAGCTTGAGTTAACCGAGGTGCCGCCGTTTGTTACTTTGCAGTAGTAAGTGAAGGTTCCTTCTACTGCGGTATTTGGAGTATAAGAACTCCCACTCGCTTGGTATACACCATCCCGGTACCAATCATACGCAGTTACTGGACTAGCAACACAAGAGAATGATTTGCTAACATCACCTTTAGCTACAGAAATACTAACTGGTTGAGTCGAGATCACAGGAGCTGGATCAGGTGCAACCGCAGTAAATGTAGCTGAGTTTGACATAAACATACCAAACTGGTGAGATACTCTGCATCTGTAAGTACCTTCCATGTTATAAGCAGAAGTGAACGACAAGCTTTGACCTGTCCCTACAATTGATCCAGCAGCATTCAGCCACTCGTAAGTAAGAGGAACGTTCGATGTAGCAGCACAGTAGAACGATACAGTCCCGCCAATAGCCACCGAGGTGTTCTGAGGCTGACTTGTGAATGTTGGGTCACGAGCCATAGTCAGTGATGCAGTTCTCGATGTAGCAGTACCTGCTCTGTTAACCAAAGTAAAGTAATAACTCCCTTCAATTGCAATCGTAGGATTACTAAATGTGAGCTGACCTCCGTAACCTACTGGGGATGCACTTCCTGTCTTATACCATGTCTGAGTTGGGGTAGGATTACCAGAACCACCACCAGTAAGCCATGTAGAGGATTGGTTACCGTTGCCTGAGTATACTGTATCGGATGGTTGGAAATCAACTGTAGGTGCGCGATCAGGGACATAACTTACATAAGAGTAAACTGTGTTAGACCTTACACTAGCACCAACACCATTACTAGCAATGGCATAGTAAGATGCTCCATCATCAGAAGGGTCAGCACCTTCATCATAATCTGCAGTTGTGGGAGAACCTACTGCTACACCATTCTTATACCACTGTACAGTAGGTTGAGGGTACCCGTTTACACCAAAGTGAAAGTGCATATTCTGTCCTGCATCACCAGACCAGTTACTTGGCTGATTGGAAACAGTGATCGGAGTGTCCACCCTCATGTATGCATACAACGAGTCTGCTGATTGTGGCTGTCCGTAAACTGTATTCTTAGCTCTGAAGAAAATTGCGGTGTTATCCTGATTCGATTGGACATTCGTAAACGTATACGAAGGACCTGGAATTGAAATCTCAGGACCATTATTAATGATCGCAAAATACTGCAAGTTAGTACCTGTGAAGGTAGCTGAGAATGTGACAGAACCACCAACATGACCTGATGCATTCGAAGGACTCACAGTAACTTGAGGAACCTGACCATCAGGCAAGATATTCAAGGCTGCATAACGAGTATCCGCTACACCGATCGAGTTAGTGATATGACATTTGTACAATGAAATATCAACCTCTTTGAAGCTAGTAATTGTATAACTAGGGTTAACTGCGCCTGGAATAGCGACATCTGCTTTATACCACTGATATGTTGGATCAGGGTATGCAGTAGCCGCACAAGTAAGCGTATAAGAGGTTCCCCATACTACATTAGCATCAGATGGTTGCTGAGTTACTTTAGGAGTACTTAAAGCTGGAGCAGCAGTGAAGTTAGACATATCGAACACAGCACAGAATCCTGCATCACGATTGATTGTATTCGAAAATGCAGTCGAGCTCTCACTAGCTGCTGAGAATTGTTTGAAAGTAACTTGATTGCCAACTCTCTTACAGGCCCCTAAGAGTGTATACTTCTTGCCACTCGCATAGTACTCTTCGTAATGCTCTGAGAGAGTCAAGGCCATACCAGTACTAGCAGAAGATACATACGTATTTGTACTTCCAAATTCTGGGTAGGACAATGCAAAGTTATCTACTGGAAAGATGTTATTCAATCCAGCATCAAATGTCAGTGTACTAGCTGCATCGTATAGTCTAAACCCATAAATGTCCGGAGACGGTGTTGGTGGAGCATCTACCGCATACACCAAGATGTTTGGGATTTTGTATGGAGCACCCTTCTTGGTAATTACATAGAATGAGAAACTATAAGTTCCTGTAACTGTTTTAGACATGTAACAACCAGAGGGGTTGGAGTACCATACATCATCAACACCAGAGTCTGGCATGTAAACGGCAAAGAAACGTTCTCTGCCAGAGCCTAAACTAGAGGTAATGGTATGATTATAACGAGTATAACCATCTTCCATATCTGTAGGAATAGGTTGCGAGTTAGGGGTAAGTACACCAAGATACTGCGGAGTTGGGTACCTGAAATCTGCCAAAATACTACCATCACCTCCGTAGATAGTAGCACCATAAGGGTCTTCTTTGAGCTTGGTAGCAAATACAAAGTAGACACTATTCGGAACGTACAAGACATGGGTATTCGTACTAATAGGAGTCCAAGTCACTACTGCATTTCCATTAGCATCTGTGCCAATAGAGATTGAATGCATATTTGTAGTGACTCCATATAGTCTCAAGTAAGAACCTCCGGGAACCAAAGAATAAGTCTTCGATCCTCCGGAGCCTTGAGCCATGGTAAGGACTTCCATAAACACTCCGCCTTTACTATTCTGATCCATATTAATGGTCTGATCCTGGCGGAAGATTTGAATTCCTTGATCCAAAGCCATATTATCACCTTTAAATAAGTTTACCAATCCTGATACGAATTGCCCCAGCCGCGTAAATAATGATACCATCGTTTGATAGCTCTGTACGATCACCTGTGGAAGCCGAACGAATAACTGTTTTACCCGTTGAGTCAGTTGAAAAGTTTCCATTTCCGCTCGATAAGGTACCAGTAACCGTCAAGTCACCAGTATTGGTTGTGATTGCGTTAAGACTGCCTACTTTGAGAGAACTCAAGTAAGGAACAGTCCAGATAGTATTTCCAGTAGACGTGGAGTAAACACCGTCCGATTGGTACAGCGATTCACCAGCAGCAAGAGCAGGAGGATTAGCTGACCATGTAGCACCTGTTGACCAAGTACCTACAGCCGGGAATGAAGAGCTACCAGCTGTTGTAACAGTAGCAGGGGTCCCGGCCATACTACTAGCAGTTGTTTTAGCGTAGCAAGTACGGTAAGAATCACCCTTAGCGCCATCACCACCTTTGATCAGAGACCAAACGTAGTCAGTAGCTACTGTAGATTCAGTTGCAGTAATTTTATTGAAAGCCATACCGATATATGTTTTACCAGTAGGATCATCACTTAAACCTGCACCTGCAGAGCTATCAGCATACTTAATCCAAGTATACATATTGTCGCCCTTAACACCTTGGTCGCCTTTGAACTTACTCCAAGTGTACGAAGCTGGGTTTGTGCCTTTAGTTGCTGATGCTTGGTTAACTGCAATACCAATATACAAGGTTGTTGTAGTTGGGGTCGCATACATACCAGAACCATCTGAATTATCAGAGTACATAACCCAAGTGTTCAAGCTGCTACCATTCAAACCTGCGTAACCAGCGGCAGAGATGCGGCCAATATTCCAGTTAAACGCAGTAGTATTCACGGTAGTAGATTCAGTGACAACCACCTCCACCGTCCAAAGAGTAAATCCTGGAGACGGTGCAGCAGGTGCTGTTAAAGCCCAACCAGTGGGAACAGCACCAGCAGCTTTGGTAGTCCAGTTATAGGTATCCGGAGTGGCGGTCACAGTTGGTGCGCTAAGAGCCCATTGGTAGGCTTTCAGGTTAGCTGTCTTGAGGCCTGGAACACCCTCTTTACTGATCTGCTCAATGGTGACACCGATAGTCCAGTCGATATCTGTAAACACAGAACCACTCGGAGCGACTACTCGTTTCTTTGCTCTATACAAATAGATATTATTTGCATTCGAGTTAGTAGGGACATCCAGACTCCAGACAACGCTATTAGCACCTGTAACCGATGTGGTAACTGTATGAGAGCCAGTACCCCAAGTGTACTTAGTCTTACCCGCAGTTACATTCGGAGCAATTGGGCCCCAAACATACATGTAAACCTCTGCTACAAGGTCATTCGGCTGAATCATCACTGTTGGTGTAGACCATACAAGCTGATTTGTGTTCAGCCCGGTATGCGGCCCTGAAGCCAGAGCGACTGAGGACCACAAAGCGCCTGCACCACCAGGGTCAGACATAGCCCAGGTCGTGCCGTCATCGCTCGTTGGTGGTACCCCTAATGGGTTTGCAGCGGTACCAGCAGGGAACGTATACGAGCCACCTGTGGGCGCTTTCGTAGGAGCACCGCGAGCGTAGGCTGTCATGACGTGAGTCTCAATACCACTCAAGTAGAAAGCCTTTGGATCAGACCAAGTAATATTCTTGCAGAGTGTATCCGGATAACGTACAGTCACCATCGCATTCGAGATATACAGACTGTCTTCTCCTTCTGGAACAACTGTAGACCAGTCTGCAGGCAAGCTTGTCATTACCGAAGTCAAGAAGTCGTAGGTACCACCAAAAGGTTCTGCAGCATTCTTTGGAGTTGGTGGTTTAGTCTTCGATCGCATATAGATGCTGAGGCTAGCAGTAGAAAGACCAAGAGCCGACAAAGAGGAGTTCGCATTCAGCAGAGGCCAAGTAGAACCCGTCAACGGATTGTAGAATGGAGCAAGAACTCCATTGTCATTCATTGCTACCACGGTAAACGTGAAGTAACCAGGCTGCAAGATTGGAATCGACATAGTCGTCCCATCTGTGCTTCCCAAGTCAAGCCATTCAGTATTCTCATTAACTTCAGACAGAGACTTCTGAGTGACCTTCACACTGTAACGGCGTACACGTGTATCCCGAGCACGAACCCAAGACAGAATACCCGAAGACAAACTATCAATACCAGGCTGAGCAGAAGTCACCGGAGTGAACACAAGGTTACTTGCTTGGTCTAACGAAGAGTCATAAACATTACGCTGTCTAACTACTTCGTTATCTTTGGCATTCCAAGCCAAATTACGAGCATCGTACTTAACTGCCTGGATAACCGCAGTGCTCGCATCTTCAACTGAGATTTCTTCGATCTGCAGCAACTCACCATCAATATTGAGCACTTCACTGTTGATCTTGATAAAATCACCAGGCTCCAAGTAAGAGAACTCTGTAGAGACTCCAAACTTGTAGACCACTTGAGAACGTGATGCACGTACTTTCTCTTCTGCTGTTGCGAGAGCATGGTAGTAAGTTGTATCACCAGACTGGAAGGTTTCACCCTCAAGTTGCTGATTGTTATCTTCCGCTAGATACGCCAGATAGACACCATTATCACCATTCTTAGGCGGCCATGACACACTGTCTTCCGCAAAGTCTTTAGCCTCGTTATTGAAGCGTACTGTGTAGAAGTTCAGTTTATTCTGGCTTGAAGGCCACGTCTGAGTGATAGCTTCGTCTTTCAAGATATCATCGTCAGACAAATAAGCGGAGACCACATTTCTCACCCAAGTGTTACTTACACCAGGAGTGGACACGTTATTATCTACAGTGCTGCGATACAGATCAACTGTGTTGTCATATCCAGGAGGGTACTGAACAATGTCACCTGCATGGTAAGCACCAGGACCATCTGCCATACCAATACCAGAAACACCTACTAGTGCTTTGTTCTCGGTATGCGCCTTACCAAATTCCATCGGGTATTCGAGCTGCAATTTGTACTTACCACCAGACCATACGAGTTCAGCACGACCCATGGTTTCGAGCAGCACATCGATGTTATCACGAATAGTCTTCGAGGTATCGATACCCATATTGCATTCATACAACTGAATAGTACGAGTAGTGGTTAAGCTTTTAGTTTCCCACAGCTTACCGCCAATTTCCAAGCCATAGCTACCGTTAACCGGAACCAAACGCTCGCAAATTGTAGTTGCATGGTAAAAGGATTCCAGATCGATCTTATCGAGTGGTACGCCTTTACCGTATGCAGAATTCAGAAGGTAGTCCAGAAGACACAGCGAAGGAGTATTCGAGTAAGTACGGGTAGCGGAGAGACCATAAGACCCATCTGCATTCTTCACTACTCGATAAATCTTCTGGCCTTCGATATAGAACTGAACTTCAGGAATACCATTGTACTGAGGATCATCACGATTCAACCTGAATACCATAGATGCGTATGCAGCATCAGTAAAGTAAGCCTTGCTACGCTCAGCAAAGTTCTGGGCCATCATGTTATCTGATACATTACCGTCAGTATACACATGGATACGGCCAGAGTCGCCGAAAGAAGGGTCACGGTAGTCTTGACCATTGATATCAACACTATAGATCTTGTTGATACCTTTATAGCCAATCACCTGCTGAATAAACAGGAATTCGTTCTTAGTATTTGTAACAGTCTTTGCCATACCCGTGCTAAGAGCATCAGACACAGTAAATGGTAGTTGAACCACCATCTTACGAGTAACAGCATCGTAGGACAGGATTCGGTAATTGTGATCCTCAAGTTCCCCGATAGAGCCTTCGAAGTGAAAGCTAGCAACATTCATATCGAAATCAAACAGAGGAGTGTGCGACAGAGTAATATAACCTGCTGCATTATCTGCCCCAGCCTGAATCAGTGGAATGATCGTCGAGTTTGCCGGGATAGTAAATGTCATAGTAGTTGCATCAAGCGAAGCGCCTACCCCTGTCACCACTACACCGCTCTTAGCAGCCGATCCATGGCCATCAAAGTTGTCAGGCAAATACATCGACATCTGTTGGATTTGAAGCGATGTCTTACGAGACATGTATGTTGCATTACCCTTAGTGGTAAATGCAGTACCACCAGCAGTAGGCGGCCCATAGTAGTAATTACCAGAGACTTTATGGAAGACTCGGGTACCGCCCACTTTGTTACGACCGTAGAACACATTCAACGGTGCAACTTGACCTTCAGCTGTTAGCTGGAAGCCCTTTTGCTTGTCAGCCGCATCTGCAGCTTGAGAAGCTAATTTTCTTTGTCTTTCTCGTTGGTAAATCGTACTCGCTACCGTAATAGCGAATGAAATCCAAGCGATAATAACAGGAGTTAAAAATGGCATGTTAAGTCCTCTTTCCCCACAACAGGGTTAGGCCTTTGGAACCTACATACAGTTCATCATAGGCAGTATCATTCGGATTTCTCAGTTGAAGAGACTCTTTGTTTGTATTCAAAGTACGAATCATCTGCAATGCACCCATAGGTGATGTGCACTCAATGGTGACAATCACTTCACTTCTAGTATCAATATTGTAAGAAGGTGCATCAGTGTTACCTGCATAAACCATCATCAGATCGCTTCGGGTATTCAGTGGCATTCCAGGGGCGACACCACTCAGCACTTGATCAGAAGTGTTATAAAAGCCGATATAGATTTCAACAGGGATACCTGAGAAGTTACCTTCGAAGTATGGTCGTAGATCGAATCCATTATCAGAGTAAGCGATCTTGAAAGACTCGCGGTCTACAGCAGCAGATTGTCTTGGTGGATCAATATGCATAAGCGTATTATCATCAGTGAAGTACTCACCGTCAATGCTGATACCACCAGGAACCTGAGTATGCCGCCAAGTCTGTAGATTACCATTGAAGTCTCGGAATGGGCCGATCTTGACTAAATGGTAATACATAATATCTCCCGATTGCAGGAGAACTTGAACTGCGGGGCTTACATATTTCATTAGATATCCTCGATAAATGTGAAAGCACCAGGGTCCGCCAAAATACCGTCAGTGTACTTGATTCCAAGCACAGAGTCCATACCATATTTGCAAACCATGGTGGTACGGGAACCATAAGCAATCTTCACACCATTCAGAGTATCTTTCCGCAGAGGTGGCTCGATAGTGATTGCCGATCCATCCGCAGTGACTTCTGTAACAAGGTATACTTTGTCATGACCCGTCACGTTAATAAACTCGCCATCTTTGATCTTCTTACTATTGTTGCCTGTCAGAGGAAGCACAGAAGCTCCTCTCACTACAGGACTTGTTAGCGTGATATCAGTATAGGCAGGGGTTGGTGCACTCCCGCGATAAATCTGGGGTACTCGCAAATATACTTTACGATTGTAGCCATAGGTAACTGCATGCACCAGGAAGTTAGCAGAGCTGTCATCGTTAGACGGCATAACGTTTGCTGTAACTTCCCATCGCTGGGTATTCATTGAAATAATATTTCTACGCAAGCTCATCATTTCACTTGCAAATGCAGGTTGATTAGAAACAATATTCAGAGGAGTAACCAGCTCGAACTTGATCTCTGTATCGAGACCTGTGTTGACACTTGATTTCAAAATTCCGATTTTCATTTTATATCCTTATTTGTTGACTAATCTAAGGTAAGACCTCACTAAGGATCATTAGCGAAGTCTTACGAAACATTAGTCAGTTAGACCAATGAGTAGATGGGATCACCTCCTTTCAAAGTGTTAGCGTATCTCATCTTCTTCCTTTCTCAAGGTTGGTTTGGTTAACACCTGCTGCAATCTGAGGAATCATCCGAGCAATCTCTTGACGAGTTTGCGTAGACACATCACCAGTAATATGCAGATTGAAGGTTGCTTCCGATTTAGCACCGCCACCATGCAGAAGAGCATTCTGTTGTGCTGCATTCAGAATGACCTCACCACCGTGACCGATGATCGGAACAGGCATACCACGTGTACCAGGGATCACTCCACCGATAGCAAATTGCCCTGCAGGTTTGAAGTCTGGCAGCTGAGACAGGCTGTCCATGAACGAAGCATTCTCACGAATCATCGAAGCAGGGAGAGACAAGTCAGCAGCAGTCAGCATCGTACTTGCGCTACCAGCAGCACCTGCAGCCGCGCCAAACATGCCAGAGCCAGACATAGCACTCAGGCCAGCCATTGCGATACCGAGCCAGCCACCACCGCCGCCGCTACCTGGAACCATCACAGTCATCAGCCCTTGCAGACCTGCTGTAATCATTCCTCCAAGGCTAGTCAAAGAACCGCCCAGGATCGTAGCCAGAGAAGTGTTACCGTCTCTGATCTTCTCACCCATGCTGTCCAGACCTGCCTTGATTGGTGCGGTAGATGCCGAAGTATCAGGTGTGCTGAAAGGATTCAGACCTCCTGGCATTACACCAGAGATTGCAGCTACCAACGCTTTCATTGCCGAAGCAGCTTCTTGCATTGCTTGAGTTGCATAGTCTTTCTCGTTCTGAGTGTTTCCACCGAACAAACCTTTAGCCCAACCGAATACACCTTCGCCAACACCACCCATCATAGTATCCAGGATACCACCTTTGCCACTGATAGCAGAAGTCATACCACCAACGAAGCTATCGATGATTCCATTTGTGAACGTGTCCACAACACCGAGTAATGCATCCTTGATTGTTGATTTCCCTTTCAGGACATCAGAAATACCTTGAGTCATATTCTGATGCATATTCTGCGCCAGAGTTTGACCTGCTTGGTAAGCACCCGAATTAGCACGATCCATTGTCAGCTTTGCAACTTGATTCTGCAAAGAAATTGTCAATTCATTGAGCTTCTTCTGAGCTGCCATACGAGCAACAGGATCCAGAGTAGTAGCCACAATCCCTTGTTGACGACGAATCTCACCAGCCATACCTTGCAGCATAGCACGATTAGCTTCATCCACCAGATTGTAACCTGCTTGGGTGATATTAACACCAGCACCAGAGATTGCAGTGATACCTGAAGTGACAGTAGATGCAGCCACAGCGTTAGTCAGCTTTTCAGTCAGATCAGCGACAATATCTTCTCCAGCACGACGAACTTGTGGGTTCATTTCCTGAAGATTCTTTGCCTTCTGCAAGTTGATTTGATCAGCCATCTTCTTCAGATTAACTTGATCATCAACATTCATACGACCTACAACAGACTCACTTGTGGATACACCAGCACGATTGATCGAATCAGAAGCAGCACCACCTAGAGTACGTCCTGGATTGTCCTTCGACTGTTCTTCGAGTTCACGAATACGAGCACGCAATTCTTGAGCTTTCTTCGAGTTAGGGTTCTTCGAACGTTCCAACTGCTCTTCGTAATCACGATGTGCTTTTGCAAGCTCAATCATAGCATCACGTTGCTTGTTGGTCATACGAGCCCACTCATCACCCGTCACTTTAGCGTCCTGGAGGTTGCTATTGACGAAGTTGAGTTTCTCTCCGTAGTTCATGTTTGCTTCACTCAGCGAACGCAACTTCTTGACCAGTTCCTCGTAGCTCTTACCCAAAGCCGAAACTTGAGCAGGAGTAGACGATTCATCCAGACGAGCAGCCTGTCGTGTGATGACACCAATCTCATCAGCGATCTTCATGTATTGATCAATGATACCAGGCGGCAAGCGGAAAGCTGTGCCCATATCAAGATTAACACCAGCAGCCGAAACAGCAGCCATCTTGTCCGAGAACGATTTAGGAAGCTTAGCCGATTGCTCTTCACCCCACTTACGCAGAGCATCTTGTTTCGCAATCAGTGCTTTCTTCTCGTCATCCGACAGATTCTGACTACCTTCACGTGTCAGCTTGAAGTTGATTTCTTTGTACTCATCGCCCTTAGCTGCAGCATCATCACGAAGTTTCTTCGGAAGACGGTACAACTGGTTTGCGTTTACATTGAAACCAATACGACCCATACGCTCAAGGATACCCAGAGCATTAGTTGCAGTAGGAAGCATTTCTGCCAGCTCTGCAGTCGTATCGCGGATTCCTTTACGGAGATCACCGAAGAACTTATCTTCAACTTTCTTGTCATCGAACTTAAAGCTCGCGGTACCATCTTGGATACTCGACAGAATGTCTTTCAGTTCTTTGAGATGCATCTGTTTGTCGGTATAAGCTCGTTGCTTTTCAGGGCTCAGGTCCGTAAACACTGGTTCAGGCGTCTCATCAACACCATACCCTTTCATTGCTTGAACTCGACCCATAACACCAGGAGCCATGTCGTATGCATCTTGGAATTTCTTCCGGATAGCATCTTGAGTTTGACCAATAGCGGCAAGCGCTTCAGCCATTCTCTTATCGGCGTCTCTCTTAGCATCAGCAGACATATCCGTAGTGACAATCAGGTCACGATAAGTCAGACGCAACTTCTGCTTTTCCAGTTGCTGAATCAGCTCATTCATTTCCAGCTTAAATGCCGAAGGGATATCATGAAGAGCTTTGAAGTCAATACCAAAGCCAGTGTTGGCCTTAGCATTACTTACTTCCAGCAGTTGGTCAGGATTCAGCTGATTACGATCTTGCCCTTGACGAACATCGACCGCATTCTCCGCTTTACCATCACGCAGTTCAAGCTGCTTCTGAAGGTCTTGGTAACCATTCTTAGTACGCTTCAACGATTTCTGAAGTTGAGCCAAGATAGCTACAGTACCTTTGTATCGGTTGAGACTATTCTGGTAAGCTTCTTCGTACGCATCCTGGGAAGCCTTGTTGACTTCTTCCTCAGTCTTACCAGCTTTCATAGCTTCTGCACGGGCTCTTTGAGCTTCAGCAGTTGCATACACAGTATCACCAGCCGCCGAAAGACCACCAGCTTCATACGTGATATTCAGTTCTTTGAGTTGAGTATCCAGAGTACCGAGACCAGCTTGGTATTCTTGAATCGCCTTCTCAGCCTGCTGTGCAGCCAAATACTGTTCCGACAGCATCTTAACAGCAGCTCTCGCGCTATCACGATTCATATCAGCAGTACGGTAAGCAATGCTCTTTCTACCGCTGGAGTTAGAGTAGCCACTATCTTCTACTTCTAAGACCCTGCGGTTAGCCTTGTTCAGGTTAGCCACAGCAGCTTCGAAATTGTCCTTGAGACGAGTATTGTCCGTCTTCTCAGTAGACGACTGATTGATGTCAGCCACAATAGAGAATGTCGGGTCAATCTTGTTCCAAGTAGCTTGAAGATCTTTCGTGAAGTCATCAGCAAAGTTGTAGTTTGCTTTGTACTCAGTTTGACGCTTACCTTTGATATCATCCAGCTCTTTAATAGCTTGAGTATTACCAGGATCACGTTCCAGAATACGCTTCAAACGAGCTTCATCGCTGTCATACTTCTTATGCAGACTGTAGTTCAGGAAGCTATCTTTCATACGACCAAAGAAACCACGCTCACGATCAGGGTCATGCTGATTGGATGCGTTAGCATCTTTCAGTTGATCACCCAGATCCTTACGGGATGCAGCTCGTGCTTTCGCAATCACGTTATCCAGTTGCTTCTTCAGTTCGCGGATAGTCTTCATTGTACTATCTTCAACTTCGCCTTGCAGGTCTTTCTGTTCTTTAGCTTGCTTAACAGCTTCAGCCATCTTGTCAGTGACTTTGTCCAGGCTCTTGGTAATACCGACATCGATCGCTTTCAGATCAATACCATCCAAGCTGTAAGACAGGTCCATACCTTCGAACTTACGATCTTTTGGATCAATCTTGTTCTCGATATTCTTACGGACTCGGCTAACACCTTTCTCCAGCCAACCAAACTTCTGGTAAATACTGTCCATGAAGTTGTCCCACTTTTCCAGGAATCCTTCGCCTTCACCAAACAGTTGCAGAATAGTAGCGAATGTACCAGCAATAGCAGCGGCACCGAGAACGAACGGCCACAGAGCGACAGCCCATGCTTCGATAGCAGCAGCTTCAATCGCCATAAATCCAGCGATAACACCAGCAACCCATTTACCAAACGATGCCAAAGATGCCAGAAGAGCAGCTCTTGTTACTGCAGGAATCGCCATAATAGCTTGAGAAGCCATTGTAGCCATACCCATAAGCAGCATCATATCATTATTGTTAGCACCTAAAGCAGCACCAGCAGCACCACCAGCAATCATACCGCCAAGAGCCAGTTTCAAACGCATTGCATTAGCACCAATAAAGGCAGTCAGCGCGCTAAATGCAGTACCAAATGCAGCAAGTACACCAGGGCTGAAAGCGCTTGCGATAATGCTACCAACCAGACTCATAGCTCCACCAATTGCGGGAACCATAGTGCCAGGGAAGAATGCAGTCAAAGTACCCAGAATTACGAGAGCACCAGTGACATAGGTTTTGATTGGATCATTCTCCATGAACGACTGCAGAACAGTTTTGATACCGTCAAAGATACCGAAGTCTTTGTTGCTCTTCGTGTAAGGCTGATTTTCAGCAGCTTTTGCAAACGACGAGAATGCCAGAGCCACAGCCGCAGTCAGACCAATCAGACCCCACTTACCAAACACAACACGACCCAGAAGACCCGTAGGTCCACCGATACGTGCAGCAGCTTGGTTGGCCTGGTTAGCAGCAACAGTGACACGTTGCATACCAGCTTCAGCCTGACGAGTGATCATCGGAACGCCACCCAGCAGGTCACCCTGATTTACCAGGTCGTGCGACTGGTTAGCTGGACGTTGAGCGTGACGAATTTGCTCATCGATAGAACCGCCGAAGAGGCTACCTTGAGTCTGCGGTGCTTGGGTACGACGACGAGCCATGAACTCTTTGAACTTGCCTACCAGACCGCCATTACCGTCTTCACCTGTGAATGCCTTCTTGAGGAAGTCACTCTTCATAGCGTATTCGCCAATCTTCTTCAGAGCGTTCTTGGCAACATCTACGATCTTATCCATCATAGATTTGAACTGGTTGACAGTGGTATCTTGTTCACTACCCATCACAAGGATGGTCATGAAGTCCATACCCTTCTTGCCCCATTTAGCGCCTTGCTCGACAATGTAGTCTTCCATCTTGCCGATCCATTTACCGAGAGTCTCACGACCCCTTTCAACGATTGCCAAGTTAGAACCAGCAGGCCCAAACAGCATGTCATTCAACGTGCTACCACCAACACTAACCTTCTTAGTCATTTCTTGGATCTTGAGCATCAATGGACCCATGACTTTGCTGTAGAATGTATCAGCAATCTTGTCGATGCCTTTATCACCAGCCAGCATCACAGTCAGCAGACCACCATTAGCAGCCATCTTCATGATCCACGAACCAGCGAAGATACTATCGAAAGCACCCAGCGAAGACAAAATCAGGCCAATACCAGCAACAGTCGATTTAGCACCAACGGTACCGTAGATGAGTTTACCCAGAATACCTTGCTGGCTAGACAGGTCAGTACGCATTTTACCCAGATTCTCCAAGCTCAACTGCAGAGCACCAATCCGGTCTGTAAAGATACCGAGCTTAGCGAAGAACGACAGGATACTATTACCGTACAGGTACATACCCAAAATACCTAAAGGTCCAGTCAATCCTGTAAAGTTAATTACATCAAAGACTTTAGCAATCAGAGTACCGATAACCGGAATCTTCGAAGCAAGACCGCTAGTAATACCTTCAATAAAACCGCTTACAAGACCTACGATTGCATTCAGCATTTGTGGAAGATCAGCAATGAAGTTTGCAACCACAGAAGCGATTACATGACCGATTGCGCGACCAGCACCTAAGGTGAAGCTAGCACCGAACACACCTTCCGAGAACTTCTCAGAAACCAGTGTCGAAGCAGTGATGAGCGAATCAACAATTGCAAAGACAACAGCTTTCTTAAACGGACCCAGAGGTAACAGCAGTGCAGCAAAACCAGCAGCAGCAATACCGACAGCCTTAAGGATTTGTGGCATTTCGTCTTTGAATACTTCCAGACCCGCTACCAGTTTATCACTGAAGTCGTTAGCCACGATACCGAACAGTTGACCGAGTCCTTGGAGACTACTAGCGAAGGTAGTTTTCATACCTGCAGCGCCTGCCAGAGCATCGAATGTGTCAGCAACCATGTTCTTGAAAGTACTGAATGCATCTTTAGTACGCTTGATCAAGCTATTCGATTGATCCACCACACCATCGATCGTATCAGTCCACCAAGAGTGGCCGATAACAGCATCCCACACTTCACGGAACTCAGCGATGACATAAGCACAGAACTTATGGATTGCCTTACCAGCTTTGTCGACCATCATTGCAGTCTTGAACATCACTTGGAAAGTCATCACATCAAAGTTGTGCAGCATCTTCTGCATTGCACTCGGTTCCCAAGACACGTCATACGAGATTTCGCGCTTTACAACCTTACCAGTATACCAACCAGCTACGCTCTTCAGCGGATTCGTGAAGGTACTGACTTGAGCCAGCGACTTATAACCATCGACAACAGTCTTCTTAAACTTGGCAAAACCTGGACGAATGTTGGTTGCCATGTTATCCACACCAGCAACGATAGCATCAGCCACAGCAGCGAAGCCTTCTCCATTAGTCGTCTTGTTCCAGATATCCTTGAAGAGACCTACAACAAACTTGGAGAACTTAGTCAAAGGGCCTGCAACATCAGACAGCAGGCTAGCAGAGGTGTTGATCACACTCTCCACAGTATCAGTCCACCAGGAGTGGCCAATAACAGCATCCCAGATTTCGAAGAAGTACTGAATGATCTTTACACTAAATTCTTGAATAGCACGACCAGCTTCCTGAGCCATACGTACCGACATTGCGATAACTGTCTTGAAGAATTCAGCAGCACGATTCTGTTCACCCAGACCATTCATCAATCGAGCAATCTTTTGGATGCCCATAATGACAAGAGCCATAGGTCCATAAATCTTGTTGTTCCATGCGTCCTCAATAATCTGAGCGGTATTAACAGCTACACGGACCAGATACTCGAACACAGATTTGATACCATTGAAGAGCATTCGTGGTGCGTTCATAAACACATCTTTCAATGCATTCACAACACCCACATATGTGTCACCCAGAGTCTCACTTACGTAACGACGGATGTCATACACCTTGATTCCCAGCTCGGTAAAGCCACGGATCAATTGTGCAACAGTCCACATCAGTGCATCTACTGCACCAACTCGCATACGAATCAGCGTATCTGGAATGAGACCGAAATACATCTGAACATCTTTGAAGACACCAGTGATCTTACGACCGAAGTCACGGTACGAAGCGTACATGCTATTACTATTGTCAGCAACGGCAGTAGCAAGGTCACGCAAAGCATCAGCATACAGATACATCATTTCTGTACTGAAGAATGCTTTCAGCTCACCACTATGGACACCTTCGTGGAACCATTCAGTAGGAGTCAGACGTTTAAGTTTCTTAACAGCCTTCTCTACAGGGCTGTCAATTGTCAGGAAGTCGTCCCAGAAGTGTTCTGCATCTTTCTCCATAATCTCCAGAGTACCACCGAACATAAGGTCGATCTTACGGAGAGCGTATTCCAGATCACCCGTCAGAGTACGAGAAATCCAGAAAGAAGGGAATGCAGCTTTGATTTGAGTACCGATTGCTTTGAACAGGTCGATGATCGGTTTACCAATCACAGAAATGTTGGCCAGCATCATTCGCAGGTTAGCCATGAAGATTGCAGCATCGACAGCGATTGTCTTAGCACGATCACGAATAGCCGAAGCCATCTTCATTGTTACACCACCTACAGCCTCGCTTGCGCCAAGACCAATTAAGAGTTCATTTACGAACTCAGATACGGCTTGTTTACTAGCACGTACACCTTGGCTCATAGTAGGAGCAAGCAGAGCAAATTCTTTGTTCAGCTGATTAGTCTGGCTTAACAGACCTTTGAACACCACATCCGAAGTCAGCTTACCTTCGGCGGCCATAGCACGCAGGTTACCCAGAGACACATTCAGGCTGTCTGCCAGAGCTACGGCGATACGGGGCGTCTGTTCCATGATCGAGTTGAACTCTTCACCACGCAGCACACCAGAGCTAAGACCCTGGCCAAGCTGGATGATTGCGGCCTGAGCAGACTCAGCGGACGAGCCAGAGATTGCCACAGCCTTCTGCACAGCTTCAGTAGCCTTGAGCAGAGAGTCAACAGAAGCACCAGAGCCTTTCAGCGCTTTACCAAATGTACCGAATGCCATAGCTGCATCATCGATGGAACCACGAGTTCTTTCCGTGATGTCCAGCAGCTTAGTCTGTGCATAGACCATGTCATTAGTACGACCAGTGACCAGAGCAATCTTATTGCCGAGGTTGGTAAACTGATCTGAGATTTGTACGATAGCAGCGAATCCACCAACCGATGCAGCAGATAGTGCAATCGATTTGGCCATATTAGCCAAAGATTTAGTCACACCTTCGGTTGTCTTTTGGATCCCTGTCAACGACTCGTTTATTTTCTTAAGGTCGCGTTCCGCTGAGTCAGACCTTGTTTGTACGTCAATTGCTACGCCTGACATATCAAGCCTCCTTAAATGTTAAAAGCCCTCCGACGATTGACGTATTAGGTCAGCCATCAGAGGGCTTTGTCAGCGGTAGGACACAATAGCACCAACGGGTACTACATCTTTGTTTTCTAAAATCGTTTTCTCGATAAAGAAAGCAGGAGCTTGTTGAGAGCTTCCCCTGTTAAGATCATCAATGTAATCTACAGGGTTGGTGATTACTGCCTTATCACCTACAATTTCATACCGCCAAGAGTTAGCCGCATGACCAGTATCTTTTGGGGTTGCATCATGAAGAGCATCGATCAGATTACTAGCTACACCGGGTAGCTTAGCCTTTGTTTGGGCTTTGATCTGAGCACGAATACTCTTCATAGTGGCGTCAATACCTGTTACTTTAACTCGCATTTTCTGCTCCTTTAGTACCAAAGATATCAACGTTATCACCACCAGTTGCACCAATAAGCTTGCTGAACAGCGCAGACTTTTTGAGCGAAGATGCCTTGACCATACCGTCTTCCACAGTTCCAGGTTCTTCTGGATTGTAGATTGGGATAAGAGACGGGAAGATTTCATGAGGTTTAGCCTTGACTCCTTTAATTTGGAGTAGTGGCATAACTCGTTGGTCTTCTCGCCAACCTACAGGTCTTGCAGCAAAGTACGCTTGCCAACCTAAGTATTCAGCGTATGTCATACCTACAACCTCACCTACCGTCTTATGCAGAAGGAAGGCAAGTTCGTAGATATTCATCTCTTCAGCAGTGAGTATTACTTTCCCGCGCCTTCACCAGCAACGCCCGAGAACTTCATGATCTCATTGGACAGCTTGGTCAGCTCATCCATAGGCATATTTGCGAAGTCTTCATCCGAGATATCTTCAGCGCCAACGGCCGACGAACGGATGATCTGCTTCAGGACATCGAAACCCTTTTCAGGATTCTTCTCGATTTCCTTTGCTTGTTCTTGAATAGCTTCCACGTGAGCGACGGTCAGTTTGGTGATGTCGACGTCTTGACCCATGAACTTGACGGTCTTTTGAACTTTCTTGCCAACCAGTGCTGCGAACGAATTGATAGCCATGATGATATTTCCTTTAAATTTGAATGATTGATGTACTACAAATAGGTCTATTAGACCGGGTTCAGATTGATCCGTGCTTTGAGAGCATTCAGATCGGACAGAGTGCGCAGAAGTTCTTGGGCCATTTCAGGGTTCCCTTCGAATTCTTGCATACGTGCCATTGTCTTATTGATGCTGGTATCCACAGCTTTCAGCATATGACGCGCAGTGGTGCGCAACACATACTCACGGCTAAACGGCTTAGCCTTTTCATCAGTGCTATTGACTGTCATTTTATTTCCTTTATTGGGATAGGCGGAGGATGCTCCTAAGAACACCCTCCATGTATTACTTAATTACGACGTGAACGGGCCGTAGAACTGCGACTGGATCGAGAACGCCAGGGTAGCAGTGGTAGCGTCAGTCAGCGACGGAGTCACCAGCAGCGATTCCAGCTTACCGACGAAGAAGAACTGCGAGTTCTGGATCGTGCCCAGACCAGCAGCCACCGACGCATACTTGGTAGCAGCAGTGGTACCCAGACTGTCGGTCTGAGCCAGGGTGAAGCGCCATGCACGTTGAGTACCGTCACCAACCATGTTACCCAGAGCAGTACCACCGACGCCCTTAGCCCAATCAGCCGGGACGTAGTTGATGGTGACTTCCAGCGAAGGAGCGTCAGCCTGACCCTGCACGGTCTGCGAAGTCGTCGAACCATAGACCGGAACGTTGACGATGTTTGCAGGCGTACCAATTGCCGGGAAGTCACGGACGTTCTTCACGCGCGAGAAGCCACCAGCAGCCGAGGTTTCAGTGCTGAACAGAGCCTGGAAGCCAGCAGCGTCCAGAGTTGCCGGGGCCGGAGAAGCAGCGACACCCGAAGCGACCACGCCAGTAGCAACCGACAGGTCGGTGAACATTGCAGTACCGATAGAATTAATATGAGCCATAAATTTACACTCCAAAGTGATTAAAAGGAATTGAGTAGAGGTCTCGATAGAGGCTTGAGTTAGCCTTATCAAGAGCTCCACCTGCAAGAGTCGAAGAAGCAAATTGTGTTTGCCCTTCACCAAGTCGGAAGACTTTTCCTGCGAGGTATGTGTCTAGCTTATCTGCGATAGTTAAGGCTCGATTGGGGCCAAAACCTGCAGCAGTAAATATCTCTACCATGAGAATGCCACTCACGGATGTAAGAGTATTAGCAGCCTGATGACCACTAGGGATGATTGTTACTCTGAGATACTCTGTACCCGCATCCTTACCTGTGAAGTCAGAAGGGAATGTTTTTATTTTCTCTAGTGACCATTCAGGTGAGCCAAATACAGAGAAGATATTCGCGCTTAGATCAGTGTATTTACCCATTACGCTCCCTCACGAAGGTAACAGTAACGACGTAGCCATCATTACTTTGGGGTCCACTAATCTTCCAATCTAAATCATTGAATTGGGCAGACGAATATAGCTTCAGGTCAGGGAAGCCTTCTGCGATAAACAGTAGCTTCTGGACCTCTGCATTTTGAAGTACAGTATCTCTTTGCCTTGTTTCGTTACCTGCCGGAATACCAGAAAGGGTTACCGTACTGACAGGACCAGTTGTAGCAGTCTGACTATTGAAGTCAAACCCAACAGGAACATCCTTTCGGAATGTCACGTCATAAGCAAGAGATTTAACCAAAGAGAACGCCTTTTTGACTTGAGCTTTGGTAAGTCTTCGGAAGTCCATTAATTAGCCCTCCACCACCCGCTCGCTCCTTGATTCACAAGAATCGGACGAATGATATTGGACACCTTAGATGGAATTACCGGAGTAGCACGGATATTGCTCAGTGAGATTGGCCCCACTTGCAAACCCCGAACTCCTCCGGAAGAGTCCTGCACACCTTCATTCGCTAGAAGATGATGCGCAAGCTCAAAGGTGGCTTGTTTAATACGAGCAGGAATTCCTTCCATACTCACACGACCACCTCTTCGTGGATCGAAGTACCAACCACTTCTAGGAAAGGCGAGTTGTTGAGAAGGATCAACCACTACACCCGTCCAAGGAAGCTCATTCAGAAGATCGGTAGCGGACACCAAAGCTGCAGACTTTGCGGTCACATCAGCATTGAATGCCGCTGCCATATCTAGACGTTCCCCGCAGAAATCATCGAACTCTTGAACAGAGACGAATGAATTTACTCCAGGGACGAGTGCCATGGTAACCTCGGATTACGAGTGGAACACAGGCAGGATCGACAGACCCAGAGCCGAGTTCGTCTTACGTTCCCAGGTACCGACAGTGGTGTTATCCACAACGCTGTCGATCAGGTTCAGTGCAGTACCACCAGTCAGAGCCTTCTGGTAGTCAGCGTCCGAAGCGAACTTGTCGTCAGCGCCTTTCCAGTTGTAGCCCGAAGGGTGAGCCACATAGCCCCAACGATGCCAGATGTTGGTCGAACCACCACCGTTGTAGGTCGAACCATCGCGAGTAATCTCGGTCGGGACTTCGATGTTCAGGCCAGCCATAGCGATAGCGCCAGGCAGAACGATGAACGAAGTCTTGGTACCGACGATATCGACACCATTGCCCGAATTGATCTTCGACATTTGACCAGCCGACAGCGACTGAGTAGCGCGAGTCTGGATCAGACGGAACTTACCACCAAAGATGGTTTCGAACATGATGTTCGCTTCCGACACTTTGGTTTGATCGACCAGGTTAGCCGAACGCAGCATAGCGACCATCTGCGGCGAAGTCACCAGGTAAGCGTATTCAGGCTCGTAGTCCTTCCAGCCCATTCCCAGAGCATTCAGGAACTGTTCTGCACGCTGTGCGCCTTGGCTCGAAGCCGTAGCAGCATTGACCAGCGAGCTTGTACCCAGATCGACATAGAAGCCGTAACGCTTGTCAGTCGGATCGTTGTCGAAGGTTTGACCACCCAGACCACCAGTGCCCGAACCAGCGGCAGCACCCATCAGGGCTTCCGAGATTGCGACACCTTTCATGATGGCCAGCATTGCATTGTGTTCATCTTGAGCACGAGTCTCAGCGAAGTCACGACCAACCTTAGCCAGACCATCGTCTTGAGTAACGATGTGCTGCAGATTGACCTTCTCTGCACCGTGGGTACGAGTCGATTTCACGTAGGTCGCGAATTCCGAAGCGTAGGTAGTCGGCGTACCTTTGGTCGGATCAGTCAGCGATGCGACGTTGATCACAGGATTCAGAGGCTTGAACCAGCGCATTTGACCAATGAAGGTCTCAGTCGAAGGATCGATACGAGCATCAGTACCAGCGATGCCAGTGCCCGACAGTTTGCGAGCATTAGTGTAAGCTTCATCTGCATAAGCAGTGATAGCCGATTGCAGGACGTAATTAGAAGCGCCTGCCAGACCAGTGGTCATATCCATATTGTGTTTCCTTTACATTATCGGGTTTTGATTGTCCCTTTGGCAATCCCGTCAAGGACTTCCTTCTGGGACATTTCGGTGAGTTTCTTACCAGCATTCACATTCGGTTTGTGATTAGTATTGCTGGTACCGCCACCGCCATTTTGTTTTGCTTTGAACAGGAACGATTGAGTATCGTCCTTGGAGAATGCTACAGCGAAGTCTTTGATAGAGACGCCCGACTTGTGAATCCAATTGCCATTGGCATCTTGAATCAGTTCACCAACAATTTCACGATACGCCATTTCGGCAGCACGATCATTGCGGAAGTCGAAACCCTTCAGTGCATCACGGAGCATATTATCGCGAGTAAGTTCCGTATTACGAGCAGACAGAGCAGCTTTCTCTGCTTCCAGTTGAGCAGCACGATCTTTCTGTTCCTGGAGTTGAAGTTCATACAATTCCTTGTACTTACCTTGTTCTTCCAGTTGCTTCTTGAGTGCTTCTTGTTCTTTCAGCTTCAGCTTCTCCGCTTCGGCCAGAGCAGCATCACGCGCAGAGTACGCATTATCCAGCTTGGCTTTGATCTCTTTCAGCTTTGCATCAGCACGTTCTTGAGCCAGGCGTTCAATACGCTGTTCTTCTGTCTCTTGATTCGGGTCGATGTAATGCGGATTCGGTGTAACTCCATCTTCAAGGAATTTATCAGTCGTGTTCATTTTGTTTCTTCCATGGGCACAGCCCGCTAGTTAATTAATACACAATAAGGCACAGCCCTACTGCAATTTTCATCCAATGCCATACCATCCAAGGTTCTCTTTGAACCCTTTAGGGATAGGCGCTAGAATATCTTCCTTCGTGAGGATGTCATCCTCGGTAATGAGCTTACCGCCAACACGCGACCTTCCAACCACAGGTATCAGGCCAATGTCGATAGCTTCATTTAAGTATTTCTTGTAGAGCTCTTTTGGTAAACCTCGTTTATACATCTCATCGAGAGTATTTTGAACAGGATTGGTCGTAACGATGTCACCATAGATTTCTCTGAGTGCGCTTCTAGCCTCAAGCAGCTTAGCAGCATTTGTAAAGAACGCATCATGGATAGTAGAAGTCGGAATATCCTTCTCTTTGCCCCACAGATGGAAACGCTTAACGATCACAGCATCATTTGAGTGATTACCGTTAACCGCAAATGCAGTTCTTGCTTTCTGAGCATCAACAATATCATTGAAGAGGTCGCTCTTATTCACAAGCTCATCCCAGAATGTGGGATCAGTTTTCTGTGGTACTTGCAGGATATTAGTCACCCACTTACCATTCTTGTCCTTGTAAGTCAAACGCTCCTCGAACACTTGAGTGAAGTTCTGTTCAATTGTCTTACCATCAAAGTTAACCCAAGGAATGTTAGTCCATTTCTTAGGTAGTTTCTTCTCACGCACGCCATAGAGCATTTCAGACAAAGGACTTCCTGGATGCCATCCCGGAATCCGGTTAAGGAGTTCTGGAGGCTGTCCTTTGCGCTGACCAAAGGCTTTCTCTTTGAGTACTTCTGCAAGATCTTTCTTGCTATCCCCAGGTTTAGCGTTTGTTACGAAGTCTTCCGCCAGTCTTCCGAAGAATCTGGTGAAGTCTTTGAGGATTGGGACTTGGATTGAAAGATTCTCGCTCATAATCTTTGCAATTGTTGAGAAGTCCTGCGGAGTAACAACATTGTCGTACTGACGCGTCATCTTATCCACCAGGTCTCTCGTTTTAGGCTCTAAGAAATACAATTGGTACATGATGTCATCACTAGGCTGTTGGCCTTTGTTGAAGATGTCACGCACGTCTTGACGAAGAGCCTTAAGTTCTTCATATGTGTCTGGATCGAATTTTTCATATCGAGCCATACGAGCCGAGATTTCGTTAAGTACTTTGTCTCGGTCAGAAGCCTTAACCACCATTGTTCCAGGTTGTTTGCTAAGGGCTTTCGCGAGCTTACCTTCCACATTCAGAATACCAGTACGTTCACCAGCACCATAGAAAGTAACCATGTTCTGAGCTTTAGCAGCCTTACGTAGATCCTTCTCGGAGAGTCCCAATCGCTTATTCAGTTCTTGGAAACGAGGATCTTGGTAGGTAGCTGCTGCAATCTCGTCATACAGACGTTGCTTCTGGTTAGTTGGAATAACATTAGACAGATTGGCGAGCTGTTTGTTCTTCGTAGTCAGAGCAATAATCTGTGCACCAGAGGAGGAAGCATCCTGCTCCAGAGCGACACTGATTTTGTAGTTGTTGAGGTGCCTCAAGTTAAGCGGCGAATACGGGTTGATCGGCTTACCCCACAGAATCTCTTTGGGATTACCTTCAGTCAACTGATCGTAGTGCTGCACTCGGGCCTTCTTCACATCTTTTGCAGAGAGCACTTGTACTTGAATCTCTTTGATGCCATCACGCTTTGCTTTCACTAAGCGGTGGTAACCATCGAGCCAGTGGTATTTGAAGTCTTGTTGACCGTATTGGCCTTCATCTAACTCCACAACCACAGGTGCATCCAAGTCTGCTTTCTTAATTCGTTTCTCATCACCTTTAGGGAGCTTCCTTGCGGAGTGCTCTGAAAGAGTTTCATCCACGAAGATGTTGACATCATCCACATTAACTTTCTCAATCGGCTTCAAGTGAGCCAACTGGTGTACTTTGTTAATGTCAATGTACTCATCACCATCACGAATAAAGCTCAGGTCAGGTTCTTGGAAGACTACACTAGCCTTCTCTTTCAGATACTTATCGATCTTTGCCATTTCCAGAGCGAAGCGCATAGCTTTACCTTGCTCTTCACCTTCGATATGTGCCAGGAAGTCAGACTCCAGGACAGCACGAATATCTCCAGGTTTATTTCTCAGGATATGGTTACCGATCTTGACCAGTTCATCTCTCCACATCTCAGCGATCTTCTGACGACCAAGGATAGACAGGGAATTGTACCTTCCTTCAAAGTGGTCTGAGAGACCTCCTAAGAAAGCACCTATCTGATCCTGCAAGTTGTCAAACTCTTCTGGGGAGAAATTCACAGGCTCACTCGTATTAAGGAATGGACGGAATGTTTCACCAGACTGAGGGCTAATCATACCACGGTCGTAAATACGAGCACGATGGTCTACGAATGCATGATTAGCAAATCCAATTTCTTTATCCCGAAGCCACTTCATAGCTTTAAATCGTTCATAGGCATCACCACGTTCAGCGATGTAACTACGATACTGATTCAAACCATGATAGTACTGAGCTTTACCCTTATCGTCCTCGAACATCAGCAATTTCTCGATGAAGTCGTGGAACTCAGGGTCTACTTTGTACTTAGTGGTTGATGCCCAGTTAAGAGCGTCGGACAGATTGTTGTCAACCAGTTCTTCTGGGAAATCTGAGAAAGAATTCGTGGAGGTAATGGGAATTCTTGTGTCCTCGTAGCCAAGAATACCTTTAGTCCAGTAAGTCTTAAAGCCGGGTCGGATGTAGAGCTTATTACGCTCATTAAAGACTCCCAATCGGAGTCCAACATCGACTTTTCGGGTAAGTTGTGCATAGCGCTGAATCCTTGGATCGACAATACGAATATTGACAGTGAACGAGTCATAGTAAGGACCGAAGTATTGACCCGAAAGTCTACTCTTCATACGACGCTTAGTAGTCATCGTTGTCTCTTGCTTCCAGTAGCTTTTCACCCGAGGGCTATTCAGCAGCTTAGAACCTAAGTCGAACCATGCACGTCTGTCACCACGCCAGTTAGCGGAATTGTAAAGGTCCCGTCCCAAAGAGACTGCCAGTTGGTCACGGTCAGGAGTATCAGCAACAGACAAGCGGTTAGCAAAACGAAGATAAAAAGCTTCGAGATCATCATTACTAAGGCGTGTCCTAATTCGCAGAGGAATGTCCAGATCAAGAAGTCCACGAAGCTCTTTCGCGATCTTAGGGGCGGTCTTATCTTCCCAAGCATTCTTTTCCTTAATGTTGTCAATGAAGGTCTTCTCAAGATCGTCAAGCTGAACAACACCAAGGACAGGGTCAATGTAGTTGTCTTGCTTCAAACGAGTCAGGAGATTACCGTCTTTACGCAGCTGAGTCTCGATATAGTCAGAAACGTTCATCACGTCAAACTTCATCTGAGAGTTCAGGACTGCTTTGAAATTAGCCCAAGGCTCTTTGTTATCGCGGAATCGAGTAAACACAATACGCAGATTTTCTGTAATCACAGCTCTTTCGTTAGTGCCTACAAAGTTCTCCATACCTGCAATAAAGTTATTAATGAAGACTTTATCCTCGTCTTTCAAAGAGGCAGCTTCATTAACCAGACGCAGAGAGTTCTCAAGTGCCTCAGCAGAAGGCTGATACATACGAGAATCATCATAACGACCAGTCACAGGATTGTACTTCAAATTCTCTTCCCTTGGAGGAGAGTTAAGAACACGAGTCTTAGTAGCTTTCTTGTTACCAACAAGCGTACCACGATAACTAGTGAGCGACAGAGTACCATCAAGATCACCTGCTTGAAGCAAGTAGTATTCCTTGAGTGCAGCCTGCAGATCAGGGTTGTTGATCAGGTCTTCTGGACGATTCACACCTAAGCGAATAGCATCCAGCTTTTCTTTGGCATTACCGAATCGAGTAGTATCACCAGGAGCCGTGAAGGTCTCATTGGTCAACTGTCTCAGTTCTTTAATACCGATGGATTTACCATCATCGTTTGTAAATTTATCTACAGTCAGTTTACCTTGTTGGAAGGCTTCTACTTTGGCGTAATCACCAAGATGCTTCAACTGAACAAGTGTAGGCTGACGAGAAAGCCAATCTTGATAAGACTCTTTCGAAGGAGTCAAACCATCATAGTACGCTTTCTGCTTATCTGTCAGGCTCTCCAGGTTCTTCCTACGAATCTGTGCCACACCATCAAGCTTAAGTAAGTCAGACCAGTGCTTGACAACAGGGACAGTAGTCGATCGGCAGTTCCAGTGCGAAGGTGGTAGATGTTCAGTATCGCTAATATCGTAGATTGTACCATCACGATGAGCACAAATAGGAGTAGTACGACTATCGAGCACAGCAATATACTGCCAACCTTGTAAGGCCTTTTCATTTGCTTTGTAGACTTCATGATCTGTTTGAACCACAACACTAGTCATGGCAGTACGCACAAGACCAAGCGATTGAGTTCTGGAAATGTTGAACACATTACCCTTACGGACTTCCAAAGCAATCTCAGCTTCTGATTGACCTTGAGCAATACCTTTACGGATTACTGCTTCGAGGCGTTTTCTTTCAGCGATCGATACACCTTGCCATCCTTGGAGTAGGGTAGCATCGTTATACAGAGGACGATTGAGAGCAATCTCTTCTGCAATCCTGTACTGAGGCTTATTGACAGACCAGATGTCACCAATAGCTTTAGTCAGGCTCTGCACCATGTAAGATGTCTGATCGAAGATGAGATCCATCAAGGAACGCTTCGAGATATCATGCATGTTGCCATAATTCTTAATCAAGAGTTTATCCAGCTCTTCACGGAGCTTTGGATCATTCTTGGGAGTGCTAGCAATAAGCTTCATCACATCAAGCTCATGCCCTTTCATTACCTCTTTGATTTTACCGCCGACACGTTCCTCATAGAATCGAATCATTGCTGATCGATCTACGGACTTGTCATAGATGGCAGTGTTAGCATTAATCTCAGCCATTTATACCCGCCTCTTATGTTAGTTAATCAATTGAATTTGAATCTTCCTGAAATAACCCAATTCATGAGTTATTTCAAGAAGCCCTCCGAAGAGGGACTTCTCTTTACTTCTTCGCTGGTGGAACAGCTGGTTTTGCAGTTGGTTGTCCGGTCTTTTGAGCCGTAACTTCTTTCTGCAATTGAGCTGCGAACTGCATATCTTCCCTTGGAGTAACAACCAGAGGGTCACCATTAATTTCTTTCTGGCCTTCCTTGTCGTCGTATTCCGGAGGTACGATATCGTTCTGTTTCATGATCGACAGCCACACAGTACGTGGAATCAGACCTGCCTGGTACCATTCAGTAATCAGACGCAGCCAATCAGCACCCAGAGGGGCAGGATTGAAGTCATCCGAAAGCTTGAATTTGACATCAGCTGGTTTGTAATCCGTACCATACCGCCAGTTGAGCATGAAAGCGATGATGCTAGACATCTGATTGCTGACCTTAGTATTTAACGTACCAAGTTGAGCAGTCTGAGCTGCATTGCGAATCTCCAAAGCAATACCAGATTGGTCCACTTCAGGAGACAGCATACGAATGCCCATCTTCGCCATTTCTTCAAGAGTGGCAGAGATAGCACGATCCATATCTTGTAGTGCTGCAGTCGGAGTCTCAAGGACGCCAATTGTATCACCACTAGGGATGTGAATCCAGGAACCAAGTCCACGACCTACTACCTTCTCGAAGTCTTCATCAGGCATATCCGAGGCAATCCAAGGAGTATACGTAGATGCGCCATACAGAAGGTGATTACGACGAGAAAGCTTGTTGTACAGGCTAAGCTCGCGATCGATCAGTGCGTTCAGAATAGGATCAACCATTCCAATCGAACCATTCAGAGGCCATGCAGGGATTACAGTCATAGGCTCGCCCTGAATCTTCGGATAGATGATTTCACCATCTTGTTCGAAGCCAGAAGCAGACTCAGTGTAATTCTGCTGGATAGCACCATTGATTACAGGAATACCAGCCTTCCCAGATTTATTCTGGTACTTGGTAATCTGATACTTATTGTCTTTGAGTTCATGAACCCAGACAGTATCGACTAGAGTAGGGTGATATTCACCTTCCTTATAGTCCTCTTCATAGTTACGCACAATAACCATTTTGAGTTCTTGATTACCAGTCTCAGAGCTAACACCAACACGGTAGTTAACAATGGACTCAGCATTCCAGATTACCGGATAAGGCTTCAATTCCAGGAAGTCTTCCTTTGTCATCGCATTGGCTTTTGCATCTTCTACAGCAGGGTAGTCAATGTAAACCCAAGCGCGAGAAGTCTGCATTTCTTCCCAGAGAGCTTGATCTAGGAAGTTAACCAAAGGAGAACCATCTTGTGCGAATTGGTTCATGATCCAGTCCATTGCATCTTCAGGAGCATCTTCAGGTAGTTCGAGGGAAGGCTTCTTACGGAGCAATCCCCCCACAATTACCTTAGCATACTGAGAGACAATACCAGGAAGTTCTGCTTCTGATTTGTACCATTGGTACTGTTCAGGGGACATCGAGGGCGAGAACGGAATCAGCAGGTTAGTGAATCCGACTAAATCAAGAATATCATCATACTCTTTTACAGCCCGTTCACCATTGCATACAGCCCTGCTTTTGCCCCACAGAGGGAGCATAGTAAGGTAAGAGGTTGTAGGATCAGCTACACTCTTTTTACTTTCCGCACCGTCTGTCGCTTTAGGAACGGTAACGATCATTATTCACCCCGGAGGTAGCGACCCAGGTCTTTCTTCGGACCCACGAATTCTTTGTTGGTCACACCATTACGGGCATAGATGACATTCTCTTCCGAGGTAGTCTCGATGACCCAATTGGCGGGAATCAGATCAGCAGGCAGCAGAGTACCAGGCGTCACACGATACTTCTGAGCAGCTTCCTTAGGGACTTCCTTCGGAGGCTCTTTAACTTCTGCATTTGCTTGAACAATAGGTTCAGCAGGTTTGACTGCAGCATTTGCCACAACAGGTTTATTCAGCACAGGAGCTTGAACTTGGTCGGTCATAATATACTTTCAAAATTGGTTAATGTTAGAAGCCAAAGCCTCTTTCCACAGTTTTCTTGTGAGCCTTGATCGGGAACAGGAATTCAATTGCATACCTGATACCATCAGAGAAGTGCTCATTGCCTTCTTTCTTATCGATCGTTGCGGTATCGGCGTTATTATCCACCCAAGCAGTACGCTCAAGGGATTGAATCACACCAACACAACGAGGATGAATATAAATACTTACTCCACCCGCAGCAGTCTTAAGCATCTTGTTCACAGCAGCCACAGAATCAACGATCGGTGGTGCTTTCTTGTGAGCTAGACAGATGATTCCATAAGAGCGCAAGATAGAGAAGTCAGTCACACCTACCGGGGCCGACGTCTTCCGTGACCTACCCGATGGATCTGGGTATGCGAAGATTTTGTGTCCCTTGTAGCGTGCTTTGATTGCAATCGCGAGCTGCTCGGTATCGGGGTGCCCTTTGAGCTCATCAATGAAGTGTACTTGATTTCCTCGAATGACGAAAACCGAGGAACACTGGAGGCCAACGTTGAAGTCAATGCCAATATGGACATCTTCACCCTCAACGAGATCGGGAACATCTTTCTGAACATGGACTTTCCTATTAAAACAGTAGAAGACATTATTGCCAGAATCCTCAAATGAAGCCTTGTACTCTCTTGCGAACTTCAGAGGATCGATCGTATGCATTACCTTCTCGATTTCGGCCTCATCCAAGTATGGAGAAGATCGATAGTCGAAATGGTAAGACTTCCAATCAGAGTCTGACTCTTCGAAGTGGTACATTTCATAGAGGTAGTCGTAACCCTTAGGGGTCGAAATACAGAGGGCTCTACCAGGAGACTTGGCAAATAACTGTTTAGCTCGTTTCCGAGACCAACGCGTGTTAATGCAAGGCTGAATGATAGATTCCCAAGCTTCTTTAAAGCCTGAGCCTTTGGTCCAATCTCGGACCTCGTCCATAACAACAAAGTATGCACCCGTACCACGTAAACGCTCAACTGCCTCGTAAGAGACAAGTCTTAGTTCTACGCCTTTAGGGAACCAGAAGCGTCCTGCATCTTTACTACTGCGAATACAGTAATTCTCAAGACCCATTTCATAGGCCAAAAGAGGGTAATAGATGTCAGTCACCTGAGCATACGTTGGTGCAATGATGTATACAATCTTGTTCGGCACGTAAGTAGCTAGTTGTAGTAGCTCGAAGATAGCCGTAGTTGCACATGCAGCCGCGAAATAGGATTTACCCCATCCACGGCTACACACCGCCACAGCATACCTACAATTCATTTCAATAAAGAGATCAGAATAAATCTCGGATTGACCTGGATGTAAAATGGTATGCATATGGCTCCTTATCGATCCATGCTATCGATCTTCGCTTGCATTGCTTGTGCAGTAAGATTTTGAAGCTGAATCTGATGAATTGCTTCCTTGAGCAGATAGCCTTCGAGCGCCCAGATTTTATTCTTAGCATTCTCATAGGCATATTTCTCGCCCAGGTCTTTCCGGTAGTTAGCCGGATCAGCACAAGCCGATTCACCCAGAACAGTATAACCATTCTGCAGCGTAACGCAGCAAACAGTCAGAGTAGTTCCAGGGAAGACATAGTACTGAGCAGTCTTGATAGCCGCACTAATCATATCGGGAGTAAGCCGAGGACCAGTACAACCAGCAGCCTGCAGTTCTTTTTCTACTTTGGTTTCATCCATTAGTGAAAATTCCAATTCAGGGTTATGTACAGGTAAATGACGAACACTACAAGGAGTGTAGCACCAATACCTAGTAAGAAGTTAATCATCGAAGTCTACGTCGAAGTCGAATGAAGATTGACCAGAAGAACGTCCAGTGCTTCCACCCAGGAATACACAGACGAGAATCCAGCACAGAATACCTACCAGGAAGTCCAGGATAAAGTTACCCCGCCAGAGATGCATAAGAGCACCACCGAGAACACCTGCCAGAGTAGCGAGAAAGAACATAATGAGTGCTTTCATGTTAGTCGTTTACAATGTTGCGCTCACGGAAGACTTTATCAGTGACGTGGTAAGTGTCAGTCTCAGTAAGACGAACAATCCAATCATTCTGTTGAGGTTCTTCGTAAGCTTTAAACGTGATAGTCCGAGCAACGGCTGCAGTAGCAGGGTCACCATGGACGATCACGTGAGCTTCGTACTCAGACTCGTTGGGAGTCTTTTTGATGAGTACATCAGGCTTAATCTGGAAAGCTTGCCGTGTGATTGGCTTACTCTCGAAGTCTTTGAAAGGAAAAGTTGTCATAATATTATGTAATGGAGCGGGAAGAGGGAATCGAACCCTACGACCGAAGCTTGGAAGGCTACTGTTTTACCATTAAACTACACCCGCGTTGTTTGGTACTCCCAATAGGGCTTGAACCTATGACCTCTGCCTTATCAAGACAGCGCTCTAACCAACTGAGCTATGGAAGAACTGATTGTTTGGTGCCCTCTAGAGGACTCGAACCCCTGACCAGATGATTACAAATCAACTGCTCTACCAACTGAGCTAAGAGGGCTTATTGTTAATCGCTCACTACAGCATAGAGGGCTAATAGTGTGTTAAGACCAGGAATAAGCGAGAGGATAATCGCAAAGAAGAAATAGCGATCAACACCTAGATATTTGGAATTACGGAAGATAGTGATGAGGCAAACCACCATAGAGACCCAATAGAGAATCCACATGATTATTTCCTGTTGTAGTGAAGAATGTTGATCACTACTGCGATCGTATTCATGTAAGGGACAAACGCGAAAAGCAGCCCAAGAATAGTACTAAGACCATTCGAGCGAGGGCTATTTGCACTGTTACGGAGCACAAAGAAAATCATCAAACCGACTGAGATCCAGTAGATGAAGTTGTTCATTTGATGTTACTCCAGGTGCGGCAGATGTTCTGTACAGCCCAGGCCAGAAACTTAGGGCGAGGACGGAATACAGGTTGAGGCATTGGTTTCGGGTGACGACGGATTGTTTTAGAGCTCATTTGAAGCTTTCATTTAGTTAAACAACAGGAAGTACTATTTGGCAGGGAGCTCTCTAATACTCATCGCTACGCTTCGCACGTAACTATCTCGGCTTTCCGTTCGTCGTGCTAATAGGAGTTTCCGAATGAGACTAGTTTGTAGAGCCACCTCCAAATACCACTTCCACCATGGATGGTATGGGTATCGGTCAGATTTCTTTCTAATCTGCAAAGTCATGTGAATTATCACAATCAGCTTCCACAGTGGCCCGCTGGCCTTGCGGTTCTGTGCTAAGCGTAGATGGTGTATGTCCAGGGAATCGAACCCCAACCCTCTCTAGGAGACTCCGGTGTTACAGACCGGGCTGACTTAAGCCAATATTCAGCTGACATACATTGTTTGTTGCAAGCATTTCACTTGCCGGGTCGTTTCCAGACCATGTTTGGTAGCGGATGATTGGATTCGAACCAATGACGCAGAGCTTATGAGGCTCCTCTTCTGACCACTGAATTACACCGCTAATGTTCTTACTCTGTTTCGTAGAGTGACGGCATAGTAAGATCTTCACCTTGACTATACACCAATACAAGCCTCCTTCGAGGTCCATTCGGTACGTGTTACATGTTTGGTCTTCCCGGTAGGATTCGAACCTACGACCCCTTGGTCCCAAACCAAGTGCTCTACACTGACTGAGCTACGAAAAGAGTGTGTGGTTTTTAAAGTGTGTTCCCTTCACTTGTACAGTTACTTACAACTAGACGTACCACCTCAAGAGCGGACTTACGTATGTACACTAGGACTGGCTTGGCAGCGGGAGTTGGATTCGAACCAACGACCAATAGAGTCAAAGTCTACTGCTCTACCAGCTGAGCTACCCCGCAACTGTTAGTTTAAATCGCTTTGGACTAACTTGCTAATTTCTCGGTTGTATTTACGACGTGCATTCCTCATAAATAACTTCCGATCTTTTCTACGAGGACCTGGATAGCAACAAGTACAATGGAAGCCTCTACCGCCGCCAGCCTTGCACGTCTTCATAAAGTGCTTCTTTTCTTGTATCATACAGATCCTTTAAATTGGCATCCCCACTTAGCATTCTTCTAAGTCGGTTCGTTCGAGTACGACGGGGATATTGATCGTGGCTGTCTAGCTTGGAATCGAACCAAGGACCAAATGATTAACAGTCATCTGCTCTACCAGCTGAGCTACAAGACACCGGGTTATTCTTTTTGGGACTCGTAGAATATGACGAGTTGATAATGGCATGCAGACTAGGATTCGAACCTAGGTGATCTTTCGATGATGGTTTTGGAGACCATTGTATTCGACCGCTCTACCACCTGCACGTTGTGGGTTAATCTAACGGGTTGGACCAGCCAAAATTTTTGGCACCACTAGCAGGACTCGAACCTGCAACCAGGAGTGTAGAAGACTCTTGCTCTATCCAGTTAAGCTATAGTGGTATCTCTTAGCGATCGTTGATGAACATCAGGGTGTAATTCCTGATACGACACTCGCGGGTTATCTCATCAAGATCCTCGATATCACGCCTTTCACCAACGACGTAGATAGGAGTTCCACTTGCAAGACCCCGAAGATACATTGCAGACCGTACAAACCGCCACTTAGGGTCAAGACCAAGGCGCTTAGCATAGTCATACGCAATATTAATATTACGAGCGACAATGCAAATGTTCGGCTTGTTGAGGTGCTCACGAACAGCTTCTTTAGTACGTACAATATGGTCTCCGTTAGGGTAGCAAGGACCTCGCACAGATTTCACAAGATCACCTACTACCAGATCACCTGCTACGATGTTATTCTGGACCGTTACTGCATTGAGGCCCAGCATATCTTTAATCTTATCGATCATTTTAGATTCCATTCAGAGAGCTATGCACAGCAAAGGCACTAGCATTAACCTTGACACTACCTACACGCTCTACCGTCAGAGTACCACAAAGGTATTGCTTAATGTAATCCCCTCGTTGTGCTACCTGGATGCCATCTTTAGTAGTTTGCACAGATGCCGATGATACACCAATACCTCGGAAGGGAATTGTAAGAACGACTTTATTGTCATTCATCAATTCAAACAGCCAGTCAGGCATCACTTCTTTACCAACACAGTATGCATTGATCATTTTATTCGCCTTCTTCCTGAAGAATCCACGCAGGTTGCTTCTTAGGCCAACCTTCAGGAATAATTCCTCGGGCATGCTCTGGCTTATCTTTGGGATTACGCTTGATCTTCTTTTCACGATCGTTTTGGTAATCAGCCTTACGACCTTTAGGAGGTTGCAGCTTGCGTTTATTCTTCACAGTTACATCAAACATGATTATCTCGATTAATCTACTACATCAAAGTCATCGTGCTTCAACACAGGAGGGAGATTCTCAAGAGGATCAGGGCGGCCATCATACTCAGGATATTCTTCATCGGGTGCAGCACTAGGGTCATACACAGCATCTTCATTAGGATCACCAGATTGACCAGGCACAGGGTCACCAGGCTTCCATCCTTTAGGAGTCAGTGTAACTTGCAATGGAGGTAGTTCTCTTGTGAGGACTTCCTGAGTCTCTGTGGTACGTGCGTAACCATACCTCATAAGTTCAGCACATGCTTTCTGTTGAATAGCAAGCAACTGAGCGATTGCAATCATAGAGGGCTTCTGTTTACGCTCTTCAATAGCAATCTTTCGGAGTGCATCATCATGAGTACGCACAAGCATGGCAATAGGGTCAAAGCCTAATTGTGCTAATACTCTCGATGCCTCTTTTGATCGTAAGTTCTTGGAGCCTTTGGGACGACCTCCCTTGGCTTTGGGTTGTTCTATATTATCCATGTTAAGTTCCGGGTTGAAAATCAGAGCGACCCCAAGAAAATCAACCACTTAGGCCACTCAAAAACCCTGCCAAACCTCTCAGGAGAACTCACTCGGAGCCCTCACAAAGGCAATAGCAGGAATTGCTTTCGTAGATATTTCTTTAAAATCTACATCATGAAATGCATTGACAGTCCAATACCTTTCAAATTCATGAGGCCTCAAACAACAGCTATTTGTGTCTGTGACCATAAAGAAGTCGTTCTTGTGAACAACTACTTCGGATTCCATTTTGAAATCACGTACTCGGAGGATCTTCTCTCGGTATATCAGTGATTCAGTCTCTGTCAGCATAAATCTGCTAGAGTACGCTTTCGCTAATTCTGTATGAAACTCTAGAGAGTTATCTCCGTTCCATTTAAAGGCTTTACCATATTTCGGCTTTGATACAACATTAAAGGTTATTTGTTCCATGATATCTTTAGAGTCATCCTTCAGGATTCTCTCTTAATAGGTTTAATAATAACTAATAATACAGTTAGTCATCCCTTAGGCCTCCCTGGGGTTCCTCTATAAGATAGGCCGGGAAGAATAGCCAGGGATTACCCTCTTAGGTTCCTCTAGGGGAGGCGGCGCTTAGGGTTAATTTAACGGGTTGGACGAGGGTAGTCGTATTGGGATTTTCTATCTTTTATTATACAACTACAACTAAGATCTATTGCTCTATATTGACCCTCGGTTGCCCTGGCTAGCTGGCCCGTTTCTCGGTGACAGGTTGGACCGGAGGCCTAGCAGGTTGGTCCGAGGCACAGCGTTCGTGAGGCGTCTGAGCCCTCGTCCTAGACCGACACAAGCTTTGCTCCTGGCAATACTCTGGATTAGGCGTAACCGTAGAGCATTATTGTTGAGAGAACAAAAAAAAAAAAATAGGCGGCCCTAGGCTCCCTCTCTAAACAAACCCAATTAAGGGAATGTTTAGAGAGGGAGCCTAGGGCCGCCAAAGGAGAAATCTTATGCTGCTAACTTCATGAGTACAGCATTTGGTACTGCTTCAATATCTACTACCACGATGCCCTTTCGGGCTTTCTTCTCACGACGCTTCTTAAAACTACCTTCTCGTTTGTTTCTTGAATCGTTGAACTCACATACGAGCACAAGATCTTTCTCCCTCACAGTCTGCCCTAAGGCTGTACCACTATGAGGCGGATGTTCTCCAACAACATACACCATACCATACACAGGTTCATCTTTAGTTTTCACCAAAGTGCCCTTGAAGAATGCATGGTAGAATTTATCCACAAACGGCTTACCAGTTACTACTCGATACAATTTATTTTTCATTTTAAGTCTCGGGTTGATGAAGGTAGAGCACTGATTAATAACTCTTGGTAGAATTATTAAGGAAGTGCTCTACCTTCTGTCTCTTTCAGATTTTTATTCTCAAGCATTTACTTACCACAATTAGCAACGAAAAACTAATCATGTTCCTTTCTATCCCGTATGGCTTTAGGAGTGATTCTATCCATCACTTTCGAGAACTGCCTTGGTATCACCCTTAGTTCCTTTGTGGGAGGATCATTAGGTGATACCGGAGGAGGCAAGTCTTTCGGAAGCCTTTCACTATAGCCTTTCGGAGAAGCGTTCTTGGAGCTAGACCTCTGTTGATTCTGAGAAGTTTTCGCCCCAGACCGATACTGCGGTGCTACCTTCTTTCTACCACCCTTCTCCGTTTCATCCGAGAGATTCGTTTGAACATTCGGACGACCCTTCACTGCTCTTACTGCTTGACGGGCAAGATCAGATGATTTCTCTACGACCTTGTCCTTTGCCCTACCGAAGATACTCATGATACACCTCCTAATACCTAAAATGAATAACCCTGCTCTTCGTCATACATCGGTACTACTTGATAACCAATTGGATAGTTATCACTGACAGTCCTTTCCTCTGCCAATTTAATAAACGCGTCTGCACCAGCCTTCGTATGAAATTCAACAACTTTACTGCTCAGGTGACCCGTAGTTTTGTTATAAGTGGTAACAAACAACTTTTTCATTCTTAGTGTTTCCTTTTGTCTTCAATCAGTTTGTTTCGAGTGTGTAAAGCAAAGTCTGAACCATCAAGATTACCCCATAAGATGCTTGGCTTAATCCTTCTACCTAACTTCGGAGGATTTTTGCGGCGCTCTTCGAGGACATATTCTTTCGACCTTCGGTCTCTACGATCTTCAAAGCCTAACTCTTGAATCCATTTATTACGACGTTCCTCCAGGTAGTCGTTCAACAAAGTGTTAATCGCTTCACGCCCCTCTTCATTCTGCGAATGTACATAGAAGGTGAAATGTTTTGGGATGAACCCGCCATTAAAGTCTTGATCAACTTTGACGAGCCATTTAGCAAAGTCTAAACCAGTTGGCTGATTTATACCCAGGTAAAACTCTAGAATCAGGTTCTCAGGCACTCCCCGAATCAGACACTTTCGCTTTGCTTCAGGTACAGAGCGTGCAACTATTGCTCCATACATTGGCGAACGAGATGAATCTAGTAGCATGGACCATTGAGCCATTATGACTTCCTTTTATAATGTTAGCTTATCCTAATAACGGAAATATACGAACAGTTAAACAATAAACAATTAAACAACTGAGGGCCTATGAAAGCGCCCTCGACTACAGTACTACAGGTTAGTTACCTTCAGATTTGGCCATATAAGCAGCCATCGACAGAGCAATGATACGCTCATCGAAACAACCAGGAGTGCTATAACGGAACCACACAGCGTCTTCCATCTTCTCATGCAGAGGGTTGGAAGTCAGCATGTCCGCCACAACCCAATCCGGAGCGAACATCAGCAGATACTTCATAGCTGCTTTATACTCGGACAGATTACGCAGGTACGCCAGCTCTTCATGCGTCTGCTCATCCCAATGCGGTTTGACTTTCTTGCCCGCATGCACATAGTCAAACACAACCTTCGTGATCGCGTTACAGCAGAATACACGAATGCCATGCTCTTCACCAACACCGATTGCGTTACAAGCACGCATCAGAATCGTAGAGGGTTTGATAGAGTTGCTCATCAGAATTCTCCCATACGACGATTGCAGGCTTGCAGCAGACGATCTTGCACTTCAGCGACCGTCCCGGCATTACCGATCTTGGTTTCTTCATCGGCCTGTTCACTGGTATCGATGATAACCAAACCACGGGAGCCCAGGATAGCACGCTTGCAAGCTTCATCAAACATACGAACCTTCTGGTGGCACGTATCAACCGATGCATGCAGCTTCTTCTCACGCTCTTCAAATTCCTTCTTCACTTCATTGAAGGCCTGAGCGCGGTACTCATGCTGCAGACGCATGTTCTCTGCACGTTGAGCCCGGATAGTTACATCGCGGGAATCAATTGCAGCCATTGCGTTGTTGAGACGCTCATCCTTCTCAGCCAATTCTTGCTCCAGCTGTTTGATGCGCAACTCAAAAGCCTGGTGAGCAAGCTTGGCCATACCTTCCAAACCACCATTGTCCAGAATAGCTTGTGCGTAAGCACGGCCACCATTCGGATTCGGGCGAGGACGTGTATTCGTTAAGGTGCGGATACCAACGACACGCGGAGGTTCCGGCTGACGTTCACCCAACTCGCGATGATGCATACGAGCCAACTCACGCCACAAGAATGCCGTGACGCTTTTCTTGCTCTCCTCGTCGTTAGTCGAGAACGAGCTGGTGACACTGCCGTTCAGACCGAAGTAAGACAGAGACATCTTACTTGAGCTATCAGTCGTTACCGAAGTCGTTTCCAGAACTTTGGTAGGATCCAGCTTGATGATATAACGACGATTGTTGCAGACGAGGCGATATTCCTTGTGTTCCATTTTATATCCTATTACTTATTCAGCAGTTGCTTACCGATGTTGATGAGAACTTCCACACCCATGGAGTTAACCATGGTTTCAAACCCAGGATCCTTGTTGATCGTCAACATCGCCTTGAGCAATGCTTGAACATCATCAGGAGCCCTCGTTACTGCAGTTGCAGGTGCTACCACAGCAGGTACAGCGGGTACATCTTGATTCGCCACAGCAGGGATTGGAGCGGGAGGGAATCCAGGAGCAGCCATACTACTGATTGGCTTGTGCCAGAGTTCACTGATCTCCGTTGTCTTACCGTCTGCACCGATGAACACCATACGATGACCTTGGGCTTGCTGGTCATGCGCGATGGCATAGAAGCGAATAGCATCCCTTACTACTTGGGATTTACTGCCCGATGGCCCACCTGGAGTCCCTTGCGCCTGAGCAATCATATCAACCATGTGACGTTCTTCACGGCGGAGATTGTAAGTTACTGGCGAGGTGTGGTTCGTAGGCTTCGGTTGCTGGTTGTGTTCCATGATTTATCCTAAAGATTATTTAGTCTTAAGCGTGATATCGTACTGTTTTAAGAGTGCCTCTAACACGCCTTCTAGTTGCCAGGATTCAAGATTGCATTCCCGGCCAAGATACGTTTCAATTTCATCCACGTATTTTGCTCTTTCAGCTTCAGCATAAGTGTCAAACAACTCACCCTTATACTCAAACTTCTTTACTTCGTTAATAGGAAGCATTACATCCTCAATAATTAAGCGCCCCAATTAAGGGACGCTAGGTGTTACAGCTGGCTTGCACCAGGTGAGAAGGTATTACGAACTGCATTACTACTGATCCGAGGACGAATCCTCTTCTTACTACCACCAACCTTAATTGCAGGTGATGCTGGAACCCAGGTGACTGTATAAGAGCCATCTGGATTCTTAATCTTGGTACCACTAATGAAACCTTTACGGCGTTTCATCATAGTTGCACGATTGAGCAGAAATTCACTATCGTAGGTTTCTGCTTCCGAAGCGATTGCAGGGATAGGTTGCGGTGTATTCATCTCAGCTATTTACAAAGGGAACGAAAAAAAAAAAAAAAGGCCACAGGTAAATCTACGGCAACTCAATAAAGAGCTACTGTAGATTTACCTGTGGCGGTTTCTGTTAGGTAAATCCTACTACGTTAGTTAATGAGGGCATCCCGTTAGCTCCACACTCGGTCGATGCCCCCTAATCTAACGCCAAATCATATTAATTATATTTAACAAAGCGAATACCAGACCCATTCTGGCACTCTAATCTTATCAATGCCCTAAAGGCGTCACTCATCCAATTATCGTCTATTCAAATGTACTCAATACACTACGGCCAGATCATAACTATTTATCGTCTAAGATTAGATTAGAAAGGTGGCCCTATACAGATTTCAGGTCTATATAGGGCCGGGAGTTGAGTGCAAGCTCAACAAAGGGTAGTCCAAGGATTTCGATCCGCTATAGTATCTCTATAGTCGAACTACTTTCCTTAGATCGCGATTACTCAGCTTGAGCATCGCCTTGGGTTTCTGCATCAGCCGGGGTTTGGTCTGCCGGAGCGACTTCACCTTTCAGCTTGGCGCGTGCAGCACGCATCTTGGCCTTGGTTTCTTCCGTGACCGGAGCGCGTTCCACTTTGGCAGCATCGTATGCCTTGCGGATTGCATCTTCGTTCGACAGCAGGAATTGGCCCAGAGTCTGCTCGTTGCCTTCAGCATCGACGCCCGTGAACAGTGCAGCGACAGCATTGACAGCATCCACTTTCAGGTGGCGGCGCAGGTACTCGGTGGCTTCCTTCTGGGTTTCGAAGATGGTGCCATCCGGAGCTTCGAACAGTGCGCGCTTCTTCAGCAGGGCGACAGCGCCTTTCTTCTTGGCGACGGTCGGTGCGGTTGCTTCTGCGTTGTCGATGATCTGGTTTTCGGTTGCGTTCGTCATGATGTATTCTCGTTTCAATTTAAAAGTAATGGAATTCGAAGTCAACTCTTATGAGCCTTCTTCATATAAGATGCCTATAAACCCGCAGTTTTACGGAGTATAGGTTAAAGCGTGTTCAGGTGAGGAAGTCCAAAAGACATAGCGTCCTGGAGACAGCAAGCCAGCCGAACTTCCTCGTTCCCTTTCAGGGTTAATTTAACGGGTTGGATTGGCGGTAGACCGCAGCTGACCTTCCTCGTCGTTCCCTTTCAGGGTTAATTTAACGGGTTGGCGGAGAACCAGACCGTACGGACTGCTGAACTCAGACCGGGACTTGAGCACACGCACCGTCACCTGCCTACCAGGTTGGTCCGTGGTGACACGCGGGAAGAACAGGTCGGTGAAACCCATCACAGGCTCACAGACTGCCCAGCGGGGCAACCTCGCACTCGCGGCGAACCTTGGCGAATTCATCATTCAATTGAAGAATAGCCGTAACATGCTGGTTCTGGCGGACCTTGAGGTTTTCCTGCGCTTTGACAAAGTCTTCTTGAGCCTTGCGGAACAGGAGAGTTGCCTTGATGGAGGCTTCTTGCAGTTCACCCAGGGATTTCGACTTGACTTCTTTGGTAGTGCTCATAATGTATCCTAACAATTGACGAATAAAAAGGGTGGCATCCGAAGACACCACCAAGCGCCCCGATTAAGGAGCGCACCAAGAAACTACTTAGACTTTAGCCAGGTGATGCTGACGGGTTACCATGAACCCTGCTGCATGCTTGTGACCACCGCCGCCGTATTGAGCAGCAACTGCAGACACATCCCAACCCTTACCTTTCTCAGAACGAAGACTGAACACACGATGCTTGTCGGTGTCATAATACGTTGCAGAGAACGGTTTGCCTTTATTCAGAATTTCACCTGCATCTGAGGCCATGAAATATGGCACAGAGGCGCAGGGTACAGGCTCACCCACGATGAACATTTCGCGAGTGCATTCTTCGAGTACTTGCAACAGATTCTTCTTGTGGTAGCGGAGAATAGTGTTGCCTTCCTGGATCAGGAATTCATTACCCACTTCGTAGATGATCGAATCCCAATCCATGAAGTTGAAATCATAACTGGACAAACCAGCGATAACTTCCTTCGTAAAAGGTAATTCGAAATTCCAGAGGTCACGATCCTGAATATGCTTGATCAGTTGCGGAATCTCAGCATCCAGGAACAGAACATCTTGTGCGTACTTCCAGGCCAAAACAGCACCCGATTGATGAATATCGGTATAGCGGTCGATACCATCAACGTCTGCCAGAGCATTAATCGTTGTCACATGGTGATCGATCAGCGTTACACTCTTGGCAAACTTAACCATGCCTTCAACCACATTACGCTTGTAGCCGAAGTCTAACATATAAACATCACGATCAGTTACATCGGGGCAAGGGTCTCCATACACACCCGGATGATAATCAGCGTTCTTGCCGAACACCTTCCAGAATGCGAATGCAGCACCAAAACCATCGAGGCAACTTGCATGGTAAATCACGAGCGGTTTATTTTTCATTATAACGTGGAGTTAAGATTACATGGTGAAACCCGGAGTTTTGAGGCTCCGGGCTACTTCTACTACTACTTCAACAACACACTGACGCCATACACGGTTTGCTCAGGGTCCCAATCGTACTCGACCTTAAGTTCACCGCGAATCGGACGTTTGATCATCGCATAACGCTTCTCAGTATCCGCATCAAGAATCTCTGCGTATTTTGCGCCATACTGGTTCGTTTGCATATGCATCAAACAAGTAGCAGCGGACTTCAACAGATCTTTGCTGCGGTTCACCTTGACAATCACGTTGTTATGATCAACGTAGACAGTCTTGAGAGCGTTCGGCAGATTTGCCAAGTCCAGAATTGCTAAGTCTTTGATTTTCTTCGTCATGATAAATATTCCTCTTGGTGTAATATTAGAATGTGGGCTTATTAGGCCACTTACTGCAATCGTCTGACTTAGGCCGCCAGATCGATGATGCTCGATACAACTACTTCATTGTTCTGCTTATACATCATTTCCAAACGCTCGAAAGTGTCGGTCGCGATGTCGTGCCACAAAGCCGGATCGATTACTGCATTCGGCTGTGCTTCCGGACGCTCCGTCGAGGCGATCGATTCTGCATACACCCGCAGACCTGCCATCACGAACGCTTGAGCCAGTCCACCAAACTTGGAGTGTTGCATCAACTCCTGAATGATGTCCTCGTTGCTGCGACGTTTCGCTTCCACGCGGGAATGAAAGGTCTTGGTGCGGTCTGCTGCTTGAATCTTGAGTACTTGTGCTTGGTTGCTCATTTCGGTTTATCCTATTTAAAGTTTCTACAATTACTGCATGTGTGTATGCCACCAAATCCCGTTTAGTCATCTTAATACGGTGTGCTGATGGTGCTTCAACGTCGGGTGTTGCAAACTTATTGGAGAGATTAAGCAACTCCACATCGTCAAACAACTCCCGACCTTTGACTCTTGCTTGATTACAGTGAGCCATCTTCCTCGATGTGATCTTCATAAGCGAAGCCGTTGATCGAATCCAGAGCTTCCTGGAGGAAAGTACCATAGTCAACCGGGAGAGCATCGTTGTAACGATCTTCACCCAGCAGGTTCTGGAGATAAGAAGTATCGATGCCCATGAGCTGATCTTTCAGCTGCCCATAGTTCTCGATCTTCAGTTGCACGATTGACAGAGCGATGTGCATGATAGTGCTACCAGGGCAATCATAACCCCTGGCAATGTACTTCTTGGTCCGATGCATTGCGCAGATCGGATATTTCGAGGAGCCCAGGTAAACCAGCTTGCGCTTACCAATGTCCTGGAAGAAACGGTCACCAAAGAAGAAGTCTCCGATGAATACTTTCCTTTCATCGATGATTTCCCAACGAGCACCAAAGTCATACACACCTTGGGTGATGGTGAAATCGAACCAGCCCATGATCTGCCATGGGTTGCCAGTGAAACGGCTGATCAGCTGAATCGTCCAGACCTTTGCCGACTTGTCCGACTTGCGCTTGTAGGTAGCCGCATTACGGGAGATATACGGCATGTCCTTCCCGTTGTGGAACACACGCAGGAAGAAGTCTTGAGCCTTCTTGAGGTCACGCTCGTCCTTGATGTAGAAGTCCAGGTCGTTGACGTGCTTGCCAGTGAAGATACTGGTGATGGTGCCACCTGCCAGCATCAGGCCGAGTTCAGCCATTTCCTGCTTGAGAGTCTCAACCCACACACCTTCAGGACCTGCCAGCCACTTGTGCTCGGGAACACCGAAGAAGGTTGCCAGGACTTGATTCAGTTTTGCGGTTTCGATTGCGTGGTTCATTGTATGCTTTCTATCAGTATATTTGAATGTACTACTATTAACGCTGCAGGGTGCCCAACTGCTCGGACACATCCATGTAACGTTTCACCTTCTCGCGCTTAGCTTGAACGCCGAATGCTACTTCAGGGTCATTCATCCTCGGCAGAAGGCCTTCATCTTGCAACAGACTTGCTACGCCCAACACATCAATGAACTCCTTGCGAAGTTGCATGAGATTAGATTCACCTTGAAAGGTAGAATCAGGACCGAAGCGAAGAATCTTCACACATGCTTGTGCAAACTCGCTACCTTCTTCAGCGCCTTGGGCCAACAGCATTTCCAAACTGTTCATTGTATTCCTGTATTATTTAGCCAACAGGTAGCCCACACGGACTCCTGCTATGAATGCTACTAAAATAGCAGCTATGAAAGGATATTCATTCATATTAGCCTTACATGTCCATTGGATCACGCCAACCCATTGCACGTGGGTGACGCGGCAGGTCTTTCACACCGTGGGCGAAGTGTCGGAATTTAAGCCATCTTCCGAGATACTTGCTACGATTATTCCAGATGTGAATCAGTTCTGCATGGGTGAAGTTACCGGGTGCGACATTGATGTCTTGCCCTTGGAACCGCACAATAAACTTACCAACACGACCAGCTGGGATCATGTTTTCCTGATGAGTAGAACGCTTGATGTAACCCAGCTCATCAACTTCTTCTGGGTTATCATTAATCATTGCTTCGACGAAGTCAACTACTTGACCTTCATCTTCCTGGAATCGCTTAAGCTTGTAAATGATCCCTTCGTTGTACGTGGCGCGGCCATGCTTGTAGCGGCCATTCAAACCACGCATCATGATTCCTTCGAACCCTTGACTTACAATTGCGTTCTCATACAGAACCAAAGTCGGGTAATCCGGGATGATTTCATGCGGTACATAGATCAAGTTAGGCTTCAAGCCCTTCTCGATGTCCTTCGTTTGAAACGCATGTACCATACGCTTCGTCTCTTCGCTGCGTTCCTTAAACGGAATATTTGCAGCTCTTTCGTCAGTCCAGTCGAATGCGAACATATTGATCGATTCAGCGGGCTTATCGAAAGACATCACATGACTCTGAGTACGATTGTACACATCAAAGTCTGTGGGGCTACCAACCATGATCTCACCATCGAGATTCTGATATGGGCTGAACAGCTCTTGAACTTGCCAGGAAGGCAGGTCCTTGAATGTTCTCGACTTCACACTACCATCTTTCGGTAGCGCTCGGATGCCGTCGTATTTCGGCGATGCCACTAAAGGCCATGGGAGCTTATCAAAGAACCCTGGCTTCGTTTCTGGACAATCACGTGGTGCGAGCAATGGCTTAAACATGATGAGCATCCTTCACATGAAGGTTGTTATCATGCGCTTCTTTCTTGAGCCCATCAGACATCTGCTTGAGTCGGAACTGATAGTCCTTTTCCTCACGCGTCAGCTTGTTGTAGGGTTTGGGAATTCCGCGTAATACTGCTACAGGTTTGCTAATTGCCATTATTTATTCCAGTATATTCTACACAATGATTGAAGGATATCTTACATTCTTCATATAAGATACCCTTATAACCGCTCTTTTAACGATTATTCTACGTTATGACCAAACTCTCCCTGCATGATTTTACGAGCTTCACCTCGCGTATTCGTCTCCAGCAGCTCCAGAAGACGAGTCCTTTTCTCTTCACAGCGTTCATGCCTTACGCTACGTTGAGATTCAGTCATACCCAGACCTTGCATTGCAATTTCATGGATGAAGCTCGTACGACGGGTATATTGACTGCTATTATTGCACAACTGGAGGATGCGTTCCAGAGCATCACGCGGAGTATCTACCAGTTGCTTTGAGGTTCCACGGTTCATTTAATTCCACTCCTTTGCAAACATCCAATCTTCCACTTTAAAGGTCGGTACTGCTTTACCACGAACCACAGGCTCAATGATCACTGAAGTGTCACTGACCTTAGGGCCTTCATAGAAGAGCACATAAGTATCTCTTCTGAATTTGATGCTATGAATCTCATTCGAGGTCATCGAATAAGTATCGCCTTCACCGTAGTGACTGGTCTCGAATTGCATCATTGCATAACGCTCGATACCACGCTTGTAATCACCAGGCTCTTTGCCATATTCCAGCTTGGTGATACGGAACATATCGATTTCAGTACCACGATCATACTCATACCAGATCGTGTTATCGACCTGACCTTGCAGAACTTCACAACGGAAGTCATAGCGATGCGAATGAGGGATCAGTACTTCGTGATGCTCGCGTTCCGAGTGAAACATACGAATCAAACCATGCTCAGTTGCCGGAGTGATCAGAGAACTTGTCAGCCCAGGAATACCAGCATAGTTGTAGATCGGGGAGAAAGCGATGGATTTCAGGTGTTCAAGCTTGTTCATTGTATTCTCAGATTTCGACAGGTTTGAGTTCAAATTCAGTGATGTTAGCGTATTTGCACATATAATCTGGAGACGGCAGTGTAGCAAACTTCTTTTGGTAAATCTCACCATCACCCATAAATCCACCAATGGTGTAAAGGAAGAAGTGCTTACGGTATGCATCCCAGGCTCCAGGATAATGCATCCAAAATTCTTGCAACCACACCCAGCTACCATCAGACATCTTTGTTGGCAGCCATGCGAACTTCCACCAACCTACGATATACTTCTTTACCCGCTCTTGCGATGTGAGACCGAATTGCATTGTATTCCTCTTATTGTTGATTCAAGATAGCCGTGAATTCTGGCGGCAGCAAACAGTTCTCGGGTGCATTCAAGAACAGTGGTGCGATCTGAGCATGTTTGTAACCTGCCAGACCACAACCGATTGGTGTTACATGGAATAACATTTGTGGGTTGTTGATCGCGAAGTCAATGAAGGTATTGACATGCGTTCTGATTCGAGCCAAGGAGAGCGTTTGGGAAGGAGCTCCAAGATACTTACCGTTACGACCATCCTTAGTAGGGATCGCATAGCTTTGGCCTTGAAGTCCTTCTCCTTGCCCTGGAATAGCACCGCAATGTTTCTTGGCGTATTCCGCAGCGCCCTTGCCATGACGACCAGCCAGGTTCGAACCAAACACAAAGATTACTTGTTTCATTTTATCCTATTTACTTTTTATCAGATTTTCTAGATCGTTCTGTGGACTTGATCTTGTCGCTTTTGTTCAGTAAGCCACGCTTGTTCATCGTACCAAATACATATCGCTTAGTTTCCTCTTCATTCAAGCCCTTCTTCTTAGCCTGCCTGTAAAGTGCTTCTTCGACTTTCTTTGGCATGATAATCTCCTTTGGTCACATATGCTCTTTGTCCTCAGCCAAGTTTAAAAGCTTAGCTAAGTACGCTGCAATAATTTCTCTGTCCTTTCTAATACGAGGTGTTGAGATAATATGTACACCTTTATAGTGCACAGCTCCTCGGGTTGAGGTGAAATCTTTACATTCAGGCTCAGGTATACTATCACCAAAGATTTCTCTCCAGAATAATATTTGTTCTACCCATACCTTTCGTTTACTCGCTGGTGTCTTTTGGCACCAGGTGAATATAGTGTTAGAACGCTTGCCTTCCCAAATATGATATTCATAATTGGCCCTAAATGAATTTTCTCCTTTATCCTTGTCACAACCGTACTGCCACATTGTATACTCTCAATTAAAAAGGGTGATCCCTTGTTAGAGACCACCCTGTGTTACATGGTTATTGGCAAGCCATGCACTCGCCCTTAGATGCTACAATACCCGCTTTCGAGTAGAAGTAATACAGACCGAAACACCACGGATCTTGGAAGCCTTCCGAGACGATTTCAGCAATGTATTCCTCTTCCTCATCTGCAGCGAACCACAGATTGAGGGATTGACCTTGGCACAGTCGACGTTGGCGCTGAGAGCCCAAACGAAGGATAGCACGTTGATCAATCTCGAATGCGATCTTGAACACGAGTTTGATATCGTCGGGCACCCAATCCAAAGCTTGGACCGAGCCACCTGCATCGATAATCTCTTGTTCATGTTCCTTAGTGTAGACGCCTGCTTCTTTCATCCACTTCAGGAACTCCACATTCACACGCTCAACTTCACCAGCTGGAGTCAGCTGAGTGTAAGTCATTCCAGGATCAGGGTTAATACCCTCGGATACACCACCTGCGATCAGGGCAGTGCTCTTGGTCGGTGGGCAAGTAGTACGGTGCGTATTACGAACACCATAACCTTTACACCACAGCGGTTCTCCCAGAACTTGTGCCAGCCACTTAGATGCTTCCAGCGACTGATCACGAAGATTATTGAAGATTTCATTGTTCAGAAGGTGTGCTTCCATCGATTCAAACGGAAGGCGCTTCTTTTGGAACAGAGTGTGCAGACCACAAACACCCAGACCGAGTGCTCGCGATTCTTCTGCGAAACGAACAGCCTTCTCAAGACCTGGTACACCTTTGGCCAGCATCACGAATTCAGAGTTGACGCAGTCCAGGAAGACCAGATGCACGAAGGTTGCTTTACTGCCTTTGATATCGTCCCAATGAACCAAGTTCTGGCTCGAAAGGACACAGGTATACGTATATTCTTCGCTTGAATGCAGGTGAATCTCATTACACAACTGTGGAGCAACAACTTTCAGGCCACGATCCACATACATCTGAGGACGGTTGCCATTGATTTTATCGATGAAGCTGTAGTAGCCTTTACCCGTCTTCATCTTTGCCGACAGCGAGTTCTGGAACAGATCAATAGCCTTCTCGCTACCATCGTTCAGATCATCGATGAAGGACTTCTCGATCAGCCAGCCCACATGCAGACCATCCGGGAATTCTTCGAGCGTGCTCATAAGCTCAGGAGCGTCACCGTGGGTAATCTCGACGTAGGTTGCCACAGCGCCACGGCGATTCTGACCCTGAGACACATAGTCCATGTCATTGACCAGACCAGCAGCCACAGGTACGATGCCCGAAGCTTTGACGCCCTTGTCGGTCTTGGTGCCGCGCGATTGCAGGTTGCCCAGGTAAGTTGCGGTACCGAACGAGTTCTTCGTCAGGATGGCAATCTCACGCTTGGCTTTATAGATACCGTCGATGCTGTTAGTCATGACGTTACCGGAGCACGAAACAGGCATGCCACGATCAGTGCCAGTATTACTCCACACAGGAGTAGAAGGCGACAGACGGCCAGACCACATTTCATCGAAGAACACTTCAGCCCAGGTCTTGGTACCGTATTCTTCTGACCACCAATCCGGGTAGTGGCCTTCGATATGCTTTGCAAGGGTGATTGCAATGCGCCACATTTGTTCACGTGGAGTATCTACAGCGTAGAGGTAACGCTCTTTGAACAGCTGCCAGCCGCCAGTAGACCACCACATTGGCATGTCACCAGCTTCTTGCATTTGTTTGCGTTCTACCCTCAATTTTTCATACAGGTTCATTCTTTAGCCCTTCTTCCACACAAAACGCTTTGGATTCCAATCACGCTGATATTCGCGACCTACACCCTGGAAGAAATCATTCATCTGGTAGTTGTTGATTCCTTTATAGAACCAGCCAGCTACCGTATCATCTTCTACTTCGAAGATCGATTTCAAATTGAGGTTGTTAAGACCAAGGTTGAATCGGCTCTTAGCGAACTCTTTGAGCTGCTGAGCGTTGATTCCCTCGATTGGGCCTTTCTCAAATAACTTGTCTACAATCAGACATTCATGCTTGAAGCCGCTTTCAGCCGCAGCCTCGACAGCTTGTTGGAACTGAAGCATCTCGTAAGTCGAGCGTTCTTGCTCCTTGAGTGCTTGGTTAACCAGACCTGCGCCACCGATAGCGTGCAGATTCTCGTCGCGAGCACTCATGTTGATACCACGAACAATGTTCGCAATCTTGTTCTTACCGTTGCTCTGGAAGTGCTTCAGGTAAGCGAACGAGGTGTACAGAATACCACCTTCGGTCAGACTGAAACAAGCTGTGGATAATTCGTCGTCATCGCTTGCAACCAGACTATCCAGGAAGTCTACACGCGCTTTCAGAACAGGATCGTTCAGATACGAGTTGTAGAATTCCATAGTACCGAGACCGAGTACTTTATTGATCTCGTTGTAGAACGGGGCATGCGAGTTCAGCTCTACGTGAGCAAACACTGCTGCCATTCGTTCCGGACCGACATGCGGGTAAGCCTTAGCAATCCGCGAGCCCCACTGCTCTTTACCCACGAAGAGTTCGTAGATAGTGAAGAGCTTCAGAGTACTGATAATGCCATGGGCTTCGGATTCGCTCGTGCCGACCAGAAGATCTTGTTTGTCTTTCGACACAGTGATCTCATTCCATGGCCAAAAGATCTTGGCTTGGTTATCGGCAATCTTGCTGAACTCTGGATACTCGTCGATGTATCCACCCTTGTTAGTTTTGATATTTGCGGTAGGCATTTATTCCTCAATTGAACAGTAAACGAATGCCTAACCAAGGCTAAGTGTATTCTATATGACATTTCTATGACGACCACTGGACACCCAATGGCCGTACTTTATTACGTTGAATTACTTGGTCGCGATTGCGGTATCTTCTTTCGGACGAGAAGCAACGTTGAGGCTTTCGCTCTTACCGTGGCAGGTACCCATAGGACTGATGAAACCTGCCGACACCACCGTATCGTTGATGAATGGGCGATGCCAGTTGCGACCATGGCTGTTGCAGCGCATGCTTTGTACAGCCTCCCACATATCATTGTGGTTGATGCTCTTCGGGAACTGGATCATGAGTTCTTCACCAGTATCTTTGGTCTTGACAACGATGTATTTACGATCGAGCATTTTGTTGAGCCTTGTATTCAGCATTACGCATATTGTTGAAGATTGCCTGTGCACCACGCAGAGTCACCGGATGAACTTTCCAGGTGGCTTCAGGTGTGAGCACATCGTCAATGTAATCTTGAGCTTCTTCTCGGCTAGTGAACACCAGCAGAGTGCTGTGATTCCTGGTCTTACCTTCCACCATGCGAACTGCAAATCGCATGATCTTCGTGTCAGTACGTTTAATCAGAAAGTGTTGCATTGTATCCTCAGATTTTCTCGAATTCTTCAGGCATCTTGACCGTGGTCGAGTTACCCAGACGACCAGTCATACTATCGTAGTACGACGGAGCCACAGGACCAGTCTCACCAGTCTCACGGCATTTCAGCACTGCTTTCTTGATGGTGTTACGCTCTTCAGCCGTTTCAGCATTCATGTTACGAGCATAAGCAAAGATATCCAGGCAGACCTGCTTGATAGAGCCAGAGCCTTTGATATCGTCCATCGTTGCCATGTAACCTTCTTCGAACGACTTATCACCTGCTTTAGTCTTGCGGAGGTGCGAGACCAGGCCAATGTGAACGTTCTCGTTCTTGACGATACGCAGCATGTCATTCATGATCTTGTCGATCGCTTCGTTACCAGTTAGACCTTCAGCACCTTCTGAAACCAGGATGGTCAAGTGGTCGATGTAGATGTGCACACAACCCATCAGGATCATATACATAATCTGATCAAGGATAGATGCATCCTTAATCGAGCCTTGGTGATCAAGAACAATCACACGCTCATCGTCACTGTCCGTTCCGAATACCTCGTCAAAGCCTTTGTCCATCTCTTCGCGAGAGATTTCAACCTTGTTCCGGTTCTTCTTCAGCTGCATACAGACAAGGTTACGTGCGGTATCACCTGGAGTTTCTTCCAAGGAGATAACACCAACCTTCTCATGAGGTTCCAGTACAGCCACATCATCGAGGATGATTTCTCGGATAACAGTACTCTTACCAGAACCAGTACCAGAGATATGCAGTGCAATCTCACCACGGCGACGTCCTTTGACCTTGTCGTTGAGTTCCCTCAAGCAGTCAGGATAGGGTACAGCCTTGGTCTCGTTCTTGGCATGCATCTGCTCACGCATCGCCTTGCGGTCCATAATACCCGCTGGCTTGTGCATCTGAGCATCGTAGACCTTGACAAGCAGAGCCTGGCCACCTTCAGCCAAGAACAGCTCATTAGCATCCTTGTAGTCACCGAAGTTGACCAGCTTGACCTTGTCCAGGCCAATGATCTTCATTGCTTTCTCGGTAGCTGCTTGGCCGACTTCATCGTTGTCTAAAGCCAGAATGACTTCATCAAACGTTCGAAGCCAATCGCGGTTAGCGATCAGCTGGGCAGTACCTTGAGCCGATGGTAGTGATACCACCGGATAAATCCTTTGATGCTTGTCTTGGTATGCCTGAGCAAACGACATTGCATCGATTTCGCCTTCAGTGATGATGATACGCTTACCACCACCAGCAAACTTACTGCGACCGAAGAGGCCACCAGCCTTGCCTACATAGCTGAATACCTTCGGGAGCTTTCTTACTTTGTATCCTTGAACAGCACCGACATCACCGTACGGGTAGTAATGTGCATCGATACTGCCATCTTGCTTGAGGCCGACTTTAACACCAAAGAATTCAGTTACGGTCTTTGTGATGTTACGTTCTTTGAAACCACGGGTAACGTATTCAGCAATCTCAGCGAGTTGTTCGCTATGATCTTCGCTACCATCTGCAGACATCTTTACCTTCTGCGTTTCTTCAATTTCGAAATCATCGTCATTATCTGCTTTGGCCATGCTACCTTCTTCTGCGGGAAATGCTTTGGAACAGGCGAAACAAAATGAATCACCTGCTTCATAAATTTGCCGTGCATCGCTTGAACCACACTTTCTTTCATCGAGACACGGCTGATTCTTCTTTACGATCTTACCCATTGTTGCTCCGGTTAGACGTGAACTGCTTCTCCTGCATCAGGTTCTTCCGGGTTATTTTCCGGAGGTGTTGACTTGTTGTCTTTGACCCACTTAGTAAACAGTGAAGTCACCAGAGCTGCCATTATGAAGAACCAGGAGCACAGCAGATATTCCACGGTTCCCCAATGACCCTCTACGAGCCACATACCACGAAGGGCAACACCAAATGCTGCCAGGAAGTACACTACAATAAGAAGCTTGTTCATTATATATTCACTTTAGTAATAATCACTTCACCTTTGATGATCGCATCTAGGCGGTCTTTATGTCGCTGCGTGATTGCCTCTGAACAGAACCATGACACCTTGTTCACAAGTCGGTTATACCATTTACCTTGGTTGGATGGTGTTTCTGCCCGCATAAGACTCCAAGTCTCTGCGTAACCCAATGCTTTATTCGACGAGTACTCTTCAAGCACAATGAACTCAAAGTGCTCTTTGCCACGCGCCTTAATCAATTCTACGAGGGTATCCCGGCTGGAGGTATACCATGGCCAATTGGAAGCGACTCCAAAATTCTCTTGGCCAGTGCCTCGGTATTGTTTCTTTCCAAGATAGTACTTATCATTGATCAGATCGTGAATCACATAAATGAAACCGAACTTACCCTTGCCGCCCATAGGTGAATCAAAGGCCCAATGCCCGTTGCCTTCGTAATCGCTACGCCGAGTAACGGTACGTTTAGCCTTCGGAATCTTTTCGACGTCTTCATGCTTTAAGCTGAGTTCTTTGACGTCCTTGCTAACCCGGCCTTTTCGAACCTTCTTTACTGGTTCTACCTCGGCCACTTTCGGCTTGATGACTTTAATCATCGCCTTGAGTTCTGCTGCTGTAGGCATTTCGTTTATCCTTAGTGTTCCCACCCACAGTTATCACAAATGTAAAGTCTGTGGTGAGAGTTCCATTTTACTTCTTCAGAACCACACCCATGACACTCGTCGCCTTCCTCGAAAGGCTCGTTATCACAGATGCAGTTATCATCGATAGCACAATCGCACATCAACTGAACCTTGCCCAACCACGAATGGTGAAGTGATCGTTGATATGCTTCTGCAAGTACAACAGTTTGCCGTTTGCCAGCAGGTACTGTTCCCATTCGTTGCCGAAGACTTCCTTGTAACCATCGATCACTGCAGCCTGGAATTCCTGCTCAGTGTCATATGGATCAAGGTACGCTTCGGCCTTCTTTGGGCCAATACCAGGGAGACCAGGAATGTTATCCGTCGGGTCACCTTTAAGCAATTGCTCATAGAAGAACCGAGTCGAGTACTTCTCCGTAGAGGTGTATCGAACCAGCTTCTTCAGATGGTAATGTGGGCCTGGAATCATATCGAGGTCTTTGTCAATCGTTGCAATGATGAACTTGTCACCAGCAGCGATCGCTTCGAAAGCCCAGATACGCAGGAAGTCATCAGTCTCACGGCCATCAGCTTCGATAGCAATGTTGTGATTGACTAGCTCTTTGCGGAGCTTCGGTACGAACAGATTCCGATGTTCAGGATTTTTTGCTCGGTTGGCTTTGTATCCAGTGCCGTCCGGAAGGATCGGGAAGATGTCATCCCGGTAATTACCGTCGCCCTTGACAGCCATGAGGAATCCAGTAGCATCAAGACCTTGACGGGTGCTGATGATATTGTTCTGCAGGTGTTCCCAGCAGGTCTCATAGTACTGTTCATTTTCTTCTTCCGTGTATTCCGAGGGCAGCTTCTTCGCCACCTTCTGCTCACTTTCTTGTGTGTCCACCACACCGAGCCCATCGATACGATTACCTTGTGCATCGAAGGTTTGAGTGGTAACAACTTCGAAGTCGTCCTTACGCTTCTTCCGCTTATCCATGAAGTCACGTGGAGGACATGCCACGAAACACATCACATCACCATCGAAGAGTACAAGCGTTTCACCTTTGTTGAAAGGGACGAAGTGTACTTCTTCATCAAACTGGATATTCGGGGTCATTCTACAATTCCTTTGTTCGGGATATCATCAATCCTGCGCCATTCATTCTCACCTTTCTTTTGCCATACCGTATTGTCATCGCAAACTGCAACAAGAATTATACGGTTGTACATTGGATCCCAAACACTGGTGATGAGCTTGATATTTTTCATGCTGCCACCGCATCTGGAAGGTACTGCTCGTCGTTCGTTGCATGCTTCTCATCCGGATCAGGGCGAGGACGCAGCTGGTGCGGGAGCGGCCCCAAGATTTGACCATCAGGAAACTGTACACGATACCGCAGAACATTCTCGCGGGTAGTCATATCGTCCATGATCAAACCACGGAACTCCAGGCCATCCAGGACAGTACATTCCTGACCGTTGTATTCTGGAAAGTTATCAAAGAACTGAGCGATACCAATATCGCCTTTCTTGAGAGTCTTCATGTATGCTATATTCCACGATTAGATTAATAAGGGTGATCCCTTGTTAGAGACCACCCTGGTATTACTTTACTGCAGCTTACTGCGCAACCGCCTGGACAGCGTAATCGCCGCGCTTCGGATAGACGGTGCGATCGCCGCCTTTCTTCTTGCCCGTACGATTGATCTTGCTCGGGGCCAGATTGAACGGCTGGTGACCCGGCGATTTCAGACGACGTGCCAGTGCTTCTTGACCGACTGCGCTAACTGCTTTTTGCTTGTGTTGCATTGTATTCTCTCGACGTTATTGAACAGTGTTTGTATTACAGCGAACCTTGCTCGACGGGAGCAACGCGCTTGTTGGTGATCGCGATTTCCACGTCAACCAGTTCGACCGGGATGTCCGAAGACAGGAAGGTCTTGCCAGCTGCCAGATCGACGATCCACAGATGTTCTTTCTTCGATGCGCGGCCTTTGATGTTGCCATTGCAGACATTCATCACACGCATGCACAGCTTGCCTTCACGGATGAAGACTTGCTTGTAGGCCATGTCAGAGACCATCAGAGGACGCTTCGATTTCTCGATGTCACCGACGATCTTGACTTCACCAACTGGTTTGCCAGGCTTCGACACTGCTGCTTTCTTGACAGTAGCGACTTTGCGGGCAGGTTTGGTAACAGCGGTGGTAGTGTTAGTAGTCATTTCGTTTATGCTTTCTTTTCAATTAATGATTTCATACGAGCCGTAGTTGCATCGTACACTTGTTTTGCTTGTTGAGGAGTACCCTCAGTAAGAGCTCGATAAAGTTCCGAGCCCTTTGCTGCGAACGTATCCTTGTAAGGGATACCTTTCATCACTTCACGCTGATCATGCCTTTGAAGTCATAAGGCACCACAACGGTTTGAACCTTGCCATTGGCGATACCTTCGGCAATTTTCATCTGGGCTTGTGCTTGCATGTAACCGATAGCACCCGCATTGGCGTTCAATGCAGCGATACGCTCGGATTCCAGCTTCGCAGTACCCACTTCGATCTGCTTTTGCTTCTGTTCATTCTGGGAACGAACCAGTGCATCAGCCGATTGTTTCACAGCATCCGAAGGCGCAATGCTCTTGACCTGGATCTGTGAGATGGTGATATCGTTACCGAGACCTTCTGCAGCCAGAGTTGCTTTCATGGTTGCCAGGATATCGGATTCGATCTGAGTACGCTTGTCATTCATTTCCAGTGCTGCGTACTTTCGTGCTTCCTTGAAGACTGCATTGCGGGCAGTCAGCTGGATATACGAGTACATCAGCAACGTATCGCCAGTGTCCCTTGCGGTGGCATGGAACGAATGACTCTTCTTGGTGTACAGTTCGGATACCGAAGAAGGGTTCAGGTTGTAGACAACTGCGATGTCGAAATCCTTCATCGTGCTATTGTCAGCCGCCAGAGGAGACAGGTCATTCACTTCTGCCGAGATTTCCTTGATCGGGAATTTCTCGACGTCACCGATGATGGTTTGATTGACCGAACCAGCAACCAGCTCTTTCGCTTCGATGGTCTTGTCCCAGTTAACACGGAGACCAACTTCACCAGTCGGAACGCGAGTGCATGCTGCCATCGACAGGGCAACCATAATCATCAGAGCAAATTTCTTCATTGTATACTTTCAGTTAGTTTAGTATTGATGTTGTACTGCAAGCCCTCAAGAGGGTTAATTTAACGGGTTGGGCATGAGGGCAATTCTACACAACCCGCTTTACTACTTATTTGATACGGTGTTTCAGGCTAAGCTTAGCGATCTTCTTCAACAACGCGTCATGGTCCATTTTGGCACCACTTCGTTCCCATGCATCCGAAAATCCATAGTCATCGCCATTTCGGGCAGTGATATAACCTTCTTTGTAAGTTCGTTTGATGAGCTTTGCTTTCTTACTAAGCAAGTTTATGTTCATGTATGCTAAAGTCCTGTTTGTGCAATTGAGGCCAGTAGAGCAGCCTCTTTGCGTACTCGATCCAGTTCAATGAATCGTTTGAGAAGCTCCAGTTCGTTCTTTTGAACTGGCATCTTAGTTACGTTGCTTATTAAGCTTTCGAGGTACTCTACCGGATCCATTTTATTTAGTGAACATCATACCACGAATCACCAACTTTACCTGCACCATCCAGAATCATCATGCCAAACTCCTTGCCTGATTCTCTGTAGGCTTCGATACTCCACTCTCTGACTTTCTCAGCGTGTTCTTCCGGAACCATGATTTCAAATTCGTCATGATACCAGATGAGTGGGATATATGGCACACCTTCCTTCTCACACTTCTCCATAATGTAAGCCACAGCTGCTTTACAGCTAATAGCCTCAAAATCTTGAAGCAGATAGTTCAGTGCTTTATGCGGAGAGTCACAATACACCCTACGTCCATCCGCACCTGGAATGTAAGGCTTACCATACTGCTCGGTCTTGTAATAGAACTTCGTTACTTTATCGACCAGTTGCTCCAGACCAGGAACTCGCTTAATGAACTCATTCTTCAGCTTGTTACCAATCTTTTTGTTACGTGTACCCAGCACGATCAACGACAGCTTCTCACCGCCTGCACCAAATAAGAATGCATAGATGAAAGGCTTAGCTGTCTTACGAGGCACCTTCTGCTCGGAGTTATAGACACCGATGTCTTGAAGAATGTCCGTGAGAACGTTTGCATTCTCTTGGTGCACATCACCTGTTAACACAAGCTCGGTGTATTTGTCATTCTTCAGATAGTGGCACAAAGCTCGGAACTGATTACCAGACGAGTCAGCGCCAACAATCTTCCAGCCAGGGTCTGCGATGAACAGCGACCTGATCTGTTTCCCCCAAGGAGCTTCTGCACCGGGTACATTACATACCTCGGAGTGCCGTGCTCGACCTGTGGGTGTTGCAATGGTGAAGCAACCTCCACGAATTCGATCATTCTCATCCAGGGAACTCAGCCAGCCTTCCAGGATCGAATGTCGAGATTTTGTAGTCGTGTAGTCGTTAATCAATTCACCATCCGGCCCTAAAGCCAGAAGCGAAGACTCAGACAGCTTCGGAGAAACCTTACGCCATGTTCCATCTGGCTCCTTTTTGAGGTTCCAGTCGTCAGGTTCCCAACCAATGCTGAAGAGCCAAGTCTTCACATCTTCCATATTCTTTAGTGTAGGATTTACGAACTCAATTCGAGAGTACGGACCTACCACTAGCATATTATCTTCGTCCTTACCGGATTCAGGAGTGATCCCGAAATACTTGCAGGTATGGATATCATAGCAGCCGTTCTTCAGCCACTTCGGTTTCTTAGGCTCAACCTCGCCTTTTACTTTATCAATTGCTACAGTCTTTACCAACAGCTTCGGAACAATGATTGCTTCCGTGTCCAGCAGAGCTTGTTTCATTTCAGCCAGCAGCTCATGACCAGACTTCTTATCGAAGAGCCAGCCTACTTCATGCGCTCTAGCACAGAACTTAGCAACCATGTGCTCGTTCTGTAGAGACTTCTTGAAGAAGATGTTACGACCAATTAGAACGCGGAACTCACCGAGCAAGTAGTCATAGACTTTCTTGTTCAGGTCAATGTCTCGTTCCCAATAGATCTGCATATCAGGAGTCCACTTGGACCAATCACTATGATCACCCTTAGGATAACCCAGGAAATTACCCCAATCTTCCAGCTTGTGAGTTCCGCTCATGAACCTTCTATAGTTCTGAGCTTGGGACATCAGCATGGTATCATGGATGTTTGCTGCAGGGTGTGGACGCCACTTGAAGATTTTGTACATTGCCGGGAAGTCATAACCGATAATGTTGTGGCCTACGAACAGTCTGCACTGGTCGAAGTCTTCACGCCAGCCTTCGTCACCTTCACGGAAGCTTTTCTTGATGTTTGTATCAAGGTCCAGGTAACCCACAATGTGAGCTACACTTACTGTAACGAGGAGTCCATCAGTTTCGATGTCGAATAGAAGTCTCTTTGTCAGATGTGGTGGCATACTTAGCCTTTCTTAGAGAACCGATTCCATGGCCAGCAGACGCAGCTGCTCTTCGTGAGTGAACGGCTTGCAACCATTCTTGTGCCATGCCATCAGGAATTCCAGATACCAGTGAACCTTGGTGAGTTCCTGGAGAGTGGCATCCTTGTTACCACAACGCATCAGATACTTATAGAGCTGGCCCATCAGGTGTGCTTCAACACCAGTGAACTTTGCCAGCATGTACTGCATCATTTCCATGTACTGCATACCCGGCACAATGTCCTTGTAATGACTTGCACCACCTTTAGCATCGTAGTTATCTGCGAACCCTTCGGTAGTACCCGTCAAGTCAGACATCTTGGCCACATTACCGCGCGTCAGGTCATGAGTGCCAATCAGCTCTTTTGGTGGATTGTAGTTGCTCACAGGGCCGAACGCATTGCTCAGGCCTTTGATTGCATTGTTGATGTCAGTACCGATACCATTCAGTTGGGCGATTGCAGTCATGGTATGTTGTCCAAATTGTTCAGTCATTTCAGGTTTCCAGGCAAATTTACGTTGTTGACCTTCGAGCCAGCCGTCGAGTTGGTCTTGGTTCTTGAGGATGGTATTGCGCTTGCCATCAATAAAGATATGCACAGTATGTCCTTCAGGGACCACCGTAAGCTTGTTGAAATCTTTACCTGCCTGAGTCACATTACCTGCTTGATTCAGCACATTAAACCAGTTGTTCATTGTATTCTCACATAACAATAATTAGGGAGAGCCTCAAGGACCCTCCCGGTATTACACTACACTACTTGATGATTAGAAATCATCGTCATTGCGACCTGCCGGAGTAGCTGCAGGTTTCTTCTTTTCCTTCGGCTGGTCATCATCGTCCATACCGATTTCTTCTTGTGCTGCGATGGTCTCGGTCTCTTCGACATCGAAGTCGTCATCGCGTGCTTTAGGCACATACACAATATGCTTAGTGACCTGAATGGCCATCAGCATAGAAGCGATACCTTCTTTGCCGTCTTCGGTCTTGTAGTCGTACTGGAAGACACGGACATTGGCAATCGAGCCATTTGCGATGGTGTTCGGATCGATGTCTTCGAGAGCACCGTTGATCACCTTCACCGGTTCTGCTTTGGAGCCGTCTTTCTTAATCGAGCCCTTCTTCAGGTTAACCCGATAGATCTTCTTGCCATCCGCAGTCAGAACCGGAATCTTCGGATCATCTTCTTCCGCGCCTTCTGCCTTCTGAGTCAGCAGTTTGACGTTCAGTCCTTGTTCTTTCCACTTGTCACGTTGAGCCGTATCCGAAGTACGAAGTTGAACCTGCCAGGACGGGTTCTTCTTGTTGTACGTACCATCCGGACGCTTCGGGTCACATTTGATGTAGTGGATTTCTGCGCCTTTGATCATTGCCATGGTGTATTCTCTTTAAATAATGTTAGTCTGTTAGCATTATGCTAATACTGCTTCTTACAATCAATTCTCCTTAGTTAATAGTTTATAACTAACTACTAACCAAGGGTTTAGCTGAGGGTTCCCTCCTGGGATTCCCTCTGGGGAGGGCGGCCTTAGGGTTAATTTAACGGGTTGGCGGCCGCCCGGATTCAACTCACCCGTCCTTTATTCTTCCTGCTTGAAGAGGTCATTCCATTCTTCAGGAGTGCACCCAGTCATGATGAACTCACGCTGATCTGCATTCAGGTTAGGGAATACCTCTTGAATCATGCGGTTGCCCGTAGCATACTCTGTGAGCTGCTCTTGGGTTACCGGGAGATCCATCGTGTTACGCTTACCAGTGAAGCCAGAAGTACGAGTGACGAGCATTTAGAACACCTCCTGCAATTCCATGTGGGTCAAGATGAGTGGGTACTTTTCGATAAGCTCACCCGTGATAATGTAGTGGTTGCCGCCCTGATTATTAGTGCAGACACCCACGATGTACAGCTCGCCTTGTTGCAGCGTATGTACAAAGTCAAACCCACGGCTGAGATCATCTTTACTACGGCCCACACGAATGTCCGGAGACATGTGCATCATCATATCAGTGAAGTCTTCTTGATTGTCTTCAACGATCTTAAATACACCTCCGAAGTTCTCCAAGTAGTCTGGAGATTCCTCGTCACAACCCATCTCATCCAGCTGCCTGCGAATGAAGCCAACAACTTTCGCCCATTGTGGATAAGTCAAACCCTCCCGCCCAAACATCGAGTGGGTTTCATTCATGTTGTTTCCAAGAGTAATCATGTTGCGTTGTATCCTGCCATCCAAATGTTATAACGATCCTTCTGCCCAGCATTCATCTTCTCCAGCGGTGGAGGTGGGAATCCTGAGTAAGAAGCTTTGTGCCATTTTACATATGCAGGCCATGGCTCGGCCCTTGGTGCCAGTATAGGTGCTTCTACCGGAACCTTCACTTGCACTTCCCTTACCACAATTTGAGGCTTCTGAGGCTCCAGAAAGTCGATACCATCATGGTCGATCTTACCCATGAGCTCATCGCATACACCGATCACACTCTTCTTACGAGGCAAGTCATGTGCATGTTCGATATGGATCAGCCCAATCAGCGACTTAACCATATGCAGCTTATTTACGAAATCAGCCTTTTCCATCGAATTCCACTCCACATTCAAGTACATTAGCAATCTCTGTAGCTCGCGTTCTGGCTTCCGCTGAACCATACCCGTATGAATCCTTCGGATGTGGTATGCAGATTTCACCCTTAGGCCCCGACAGATAAATCTGGAACCGTGGACTTATGAAATCCTTAGGCGTATAAGCTTCACGAATGATAACACCAACATGTTTAAGCAAAGCAATACTCCGATTCCAGGATGAGGTTCAGATCGAGAGTACCAATCTCAACTTGGCTAATGTCACCACCGATGTCCTGCATCAGCTTTTCTAGCGGTTTAGATTTGTACAGCTCCACGAACGTTTCGCGGACAATACGAAACAGATCGGCCATATGACCAAGTAAGCAGCCGAAAGAATCGTGAATAGTAGTGACAGGGAAATCACAACGATTAACACACAGAGTAAGATGAGCAGCGTCCAAACTGTGAATTGCATTTGGCGAGGCACCCGTAGATTGCTTCTTCGGTGAAGGCTTCGATTGCTCGATGACACAGATGTGCAGTTGTCGATCATTGTCGTAGTATCCAGTGCTCTTGCTCCGCTCTCCAACAGCGGGGCCATATTGAACGTGAATCTTCTTGGTAGTGCCTTCCACGTAATGCTGAACGACCGGGAAGTTGGTGATTGGTGCAGTCCAGCTAAGGAAACGACCTTCAGCACCAGCCTTCTCACCTGCAGCCTCAAACACAGACAACAGACGCATCGGCTTCTCAAGCGACTTCTTGCAGTCCTCGAAGACCTCTCGGCCCATGTAAGAGCCCCAAGCATGCTCCATTGACATCAGGGACTCAATGCCGTGCTTGCGTGCATCATCGATCTGCTGCTGACCCAGGCCATACGCAGTACCACCATACGGAAGAGTCATCACATTACGCTTCACTACCTTACGACGATGTTTGGCATCAGTGACGCGATACCAGAAGATTACTGCAGCCTGCGCGATGACTTCTTTCTTCTCTCGCTTGTAGGCTTGAATCTGTTTGATCAGCTCTTCTCGACGATCAGACTTCATCGGTGCCTGCTGAATCTGGGTCTTCAGGTCAGTGACAGTGTCGATTACACGCTCAAGTTCCTGGACCTGAGCTTGGAGCATTGCCTCAGCTTCATCAGTAATCTTTTCCCATACGTGATCAGCAACATACTTATACAGATCACCAGGGAGATCACTTGGAACCAGATTAACGTGAGGAGCAGTAACTTCGTCCAAGGTGAGCGCAGACAAATGCTGACTGCCGTTATTACTGCCATCGATGAAGCACTCAAGATGAGACTCATAATCAGCTTGGTCTCGAATGTGTACAAGCCTTCCATCTTCACTTTTCCAGCCTCCATCGTTAAGCCATTTCTCCAACTTCATCCATTCATTGCATGCTGCCAGGAACTGCCAAGGCTTATCCGCCTTCATCCAGCCCTGATTGACCTTCGGGTTCTCTGCATACGACAGCAGAATCTCCTTATTGTCGAGTGCCCAGCATACACGATCTTTCAGCGGGATTTTGTCGGTCTTTGCACCATCCTCGCGCCCAGCGCTTCCAGCCCAATTGGATGCAATGGAAATGAGGAGCCAGTTGAAGCCGTGCTCTCCGATACGGAAGCTGTCTTGTCTGAGAAGCAAGCCCTTAGACGCGTCAGTTCCTTGTTCGTGAAAGTAAGCAGTGGCCGGGTACTTGCGACCACGGAAGTCATAATAGTAGAGATGATAGAACGTCTCATCGAGGAAGCGCTTTGCAATTGCGCCCACTGCATTTGCCTCCCGTACCTTTGAGGACTTGGCTTCCGGATTCTGCATTTCCCAGATGTCTGCAAACGCATCCGTTTTATTTCTGAGAGCCCACGTGAAGATCGCATAAATATCCTTGTTGACATTCCAGCCAGTACGTTGTGCTTTGTTCAAGCATTCATACACCATCGGATGCGTCTCGGGTTTGATAATTGCAAGAACATCCCGATCAGCAGTCTTGACCATATTAGCACCAGTTTCATGCTTGGTCGAAGTCCAGGGTGCATATGGAGTCAGCGAAGGAAGCTTCTCGATCTTCTTGATATCGATGTCTTCGAACAGCTGCACCAGAGCTTCTTCAGCAGTCACTTCAACAATGAAGGTGCCATGCTTGTTGTCGGCTTTACCCATCTTGGTCAGAACGATACCAAGATTCTCAAAGGACCAGAGAATGAATGCACCAGCCCTTGCAGCCAGCGCAGAGTCCTTCTTGAGGCGATTTCGATTACGGATGCCGTGGCCAATTGCGCACACGACTTCTGACATCAGGATTTGCCTTGCCTTAGTTCCAGACGATCGTCCTCCACGTGTGAAAGTATAGAGGACAACCGTGGCAGCGTCGATCATTTCGGAAACGTCGAGTTCTTTGAGGAACTTTACCGGATTCCGAGGATTGATTTCAGTTTGAAGACGCTCAGTGATAGATGCAACTAATTTTTGTTTCATTGTATCCAGATATATTTATTTAGAGTTGCTCGTAACGGACGATGATTCGTGGTACGAGATTGATAAAGCGCCAGCCCAAGTAGGCCAGTAGAAAACTCAGAATGATGCTCACAGCTTGATTGCCTTTACTTGAGATACGAAGAGAGCCGCTGCTCCAATGATGACCGCATCAAGGGAGAGTTTCGTACATACCACCAGAGCGAGTGCCAGGAGGATGAAGTGGAGTGCGTGCTTTTCCATTTTGCGCTTTCAGTATATTCTATTATAACACAGTTGGCACAATTGCCGTACTACAGTAAAACAAAAAAAAAAAAAAAAAGATGATTGCAGCGCCCACAAAGACCCTTGGAAGGGAATTTGTGGGCGCTGCGTGGACCATCCGTACTACAAGTTTTTATACCACTCAGGGTTCTTACCACCAACGAGGTA